GTGTACGCCCCTGCCGCCTACAAGCGCAAAATCACGGTCAGCTTTAAGCCCCGGCGCGAGAAGCAGAACAAGCAAGGGCTGTGCCCCGTGCGGGCCATCGTGCGCTGGCACGGGCAGGAGTTTCTCTTTGCCACGGGCGAGATGGTGCCGCTCAGCCGGCCGGGTAAGGCGGGTAAGATGGAAGTACTCTGGACCGATGAGGGTTGGGTACAGCGGGGCAACGACCAGGCGGCCGCTATCAACGCCCGGCTCTCGGCCTGGGAGCTGCGCATCACCACCGTTTTTAACGGCTTGTTCGACGCGGCCCCGTTCACGCCCGTGCCGAAGGTCGAGCTACTGGCCGCCCTCTTCCCCGAGGGGACTACGGAGGCCGGCGGCAAGCCCGCCCAGCTGCGCACCTTCCGCGAAGTGCTGGAGGAATGGAAGAAGCTCAACCGCAACCTAGGGGTGGCTTCGCTGCGCAAGTACGACCAGATGGCCACCCGGATGGAGCAGTGGCGGCCCGAGCTGCGGCCGGCGGCCGTCACTCAAGGTGTGGCCCTCGAATACGTGCAGCACCTACTGGACCTGCAAAAGGCCGACGCGACCATCAAGGTGCACCTGCGCGCCATCAAATTCTGCCTCGAAACCCTCGGGTTGCCTAGCGAGCACAAGTGGCTGGAGTACTCGGCCAAGAACGCGCCGCAGCTGGACCTGGAGGTGCCCGAGCTGTGGGCCCTGCTGGCCCTGCGCCCGCCGAGTGAAGCGCACCGCATCGAGCGCGACCGCTGGGTGCTGCAGCTGCTCTGCGGCCGGCGCTACGAGGACATGGCCAAGCTAGACCCTCGCCAGCGCACGCCGCTCTACTTGGCCGACGGAAAGGTGGTGCCGGCGCTCAACCACGCGCAGGGCAAGACAGCCAGCGATACGCTCGTGCCCCTGCCGCCGCTGGCCGTGCGCCTAGGGGAGCGTTACAACTGGCAGTTCCCGGCGGCTACGCACATCGTGCGCAACCAGCTGATGAAGGAGGTGGCGCGCGCCGCTGGCCTCACCCGTGAGTTCGACGACCGCACCATCTCGGGCGGCAAGGCCATTAGCCACTGGCGGCTGGTCTGGCAGGTCATCGGCACCCACACAGCGCGCCACACGGGCGCTACGCTCATCAAGCAGGCCAGCGGCAACAAGTCGCTGGCGAAGCTGCTGCTAGGCCACGCTGACGAGGATGTGACCGATGTGTATGCCAAGGACCACGCCCGGCAGCTGGCGCCGGCGCTACTGGCGGCTTGGCAGCAGGTGCTAGGGCAGTGGTATGATGCAGAATTGCCTCTCGAAAAGCAATAAATTATTGCTCTAAAGTAGAAGTAAACTTAAAACCCTTAGCAATGTCGCTGCGATTTAATTTTAATATGGACTCGGCATTCGTGCGAGCAACCTATTCATTTGTTACTAAAGAAAATTCAATAGCTAACGAAAGATTTATAATTCTTGCATTGGATTTACAAAAAACTTCTCATGAATTGGAGCGTGTAATGATAAAATTAGGTCAAGGCACTGAAACTGAAATGGAAGACGTTTATTCAGCTATTATTAATATTTGGAATGTTATAAACATTTCTCATAAGATGTTTAATCTGAACGCATCTATGGGCATTATATTCAAAGATAATGCTTTAAAAAGGGTCGAACGCGTCACTAGATTTGCACATGCTTATGAAAACTTGGATAAATTGGTAGCAAGCCTTTTTTTAAAGGATGAAAATGGAGAATCTGTATTAGGAGATTTTACTTGGCGATACAAAGAGAAGAATGAAGATACTGTTATTACCTTTTTCCATAAGGGAGGCTCTATGAGAGGAGAAGGTCGTGGCATTATAATAAATATTAATCAAGATATTACTGATATGTACTACGGTCGCACGGGTATTCACAATTTAACATTGTTAGCTTATGAGCAAAGTGGCAATGGCGACTTCGTGCTTTCAAGTATTGATATTGATGATATTATTTATGGATTAACTGAATTGATTCATTCTATGAATACTGCATACAGTAAACTTGAAAACCAGCTTATGAGAACTGAGGTTGAAGGTGAATCCTTGATGCAAAGCATTGGCATGTTTAGATTCGTTGGTCCAGCTAGAAAGTTAGACGGCGGAGCAATTGCATATCCAGTAGTAGTTACTCACGTAAATGATTAAGCTACAAAATAATTCTAATTTCTCGGGTTCAGTTAAGCTATGATACTCTTGTATATTTCATGCCCACCCCAGTCGAGAACCCGCGCCGTGCCGAACTGCTAACTGCCCTTTCGGCCCTAGGCCTGGAGGAGCAGCGCGACTTCTGGCTCATCTACAACGGCACAAGCTGGAAGCTGCGCTGGTTTGCGCACGCCACGCCTGAGCAGCACGTGCAGGGCGACCAGCTGGTAAACTCGCTACTCAATAATTAAGGCAGGTCCGGCAGCCGCACATAGTGGCTATAATCCTCCAGCGGCACCGCACTCACGAAGCTGCGCAGCACCATCGGCTTATCATCCTCAATGCCCACCTCCACAAAGAAGCCGCGCCCCTCGTCGGCGCAGTGGTAGAGGTTGACGCCACCCTGGCTTTCCCAGCGCTGGGCCAGAAAGGTGCCGTACTTGAGCACCCAGTACACTTGCACCACGGGCGAGAGCAGGCGGAAGGCGTAGAAGCTCATGGGTGCTTAGTCGTTAGGAAAGGTTTGGCAGTATACTGCCTACTGCGCTTACCGACACCGGTAGGGTCGTCGGCAACTAGCCCTTCATACGCTATCCTAGTGGAACAGCACAGAATCCTTACGCCCTGGCTTGATACGGACCTGGCCGACATCGACGGGGAGGAGTGGCGCGACATTCGGGGCTACGAGGGGGCCTACCAGGTGTCCAGTTACGGTCGCATCAAGTCACTCGCCCGCCACGACCGGCTGGGTCGCTTCGTGCGCGCCCGCATCCGGCGCCTGAGTTTTCATCCGCAGGGCTTTACGACGGTGGGGCTGCGGCAAGACGGCCTGGAGAACTCCTACGCCATCATGCTGCTGGTGGGCAACGCCTTTCTGACCAAGCAGCACCCCGACCAGATTTATATGCACCGCAATAAAAACCAGCTGGATAATCGCGTGGCCAATATCCAGGTGGGCACCTGGGCCGAAAGCCACTCGCTGGACCTGGCGCTGGGCAAAAAGACGAGCCGCACCCCGACGCTGGTGGCCTACCAGCAGCAGCGCGCCGCGCAGCACCTGGAGCAGTTCGGCATACGCCAGCAGGGGCAGCTCAGCGCCAAAACCTGCCCGGTTTGCTTGGTGGCCCAGCCGCTCACGGCCTACTATAAAAACCATCACCGCTGCAAGGCGTGCTACCTGCAAAAACTAGGTATCAAATCCGTGGGTAAGCTGGCGGCCAGCCAGGCCCTAGGGGAGCAAGGCTTACGAAAATGCAGCAAGTGCAAGCAGATTAAGCCCTTCGCTGATTTTGGGAACAGCAAGCGAAACGCCTTTGGCAAACAGTACGCGTGCAAAGCCTGCCAAAAGGTCTAGCAGCTAGGGGCAATGAAAAGCCCCGGCCGGTTGGTCGGGGCTTTGGAGTTTGTTTAATAGAGCACGGAAAGCCTATAGCGCCCGACCTACGGTTAAGCTTACCTATCTGGATTGCTGCCCGCTAGTTTGCCAATATTATTGGGACTACTTAAATTAGCAGAAACAAGTCTCTTTTCCGCTATGGCCAAGCCCGACCGCAAACCCGACCCCGACTTTGAACCTGACTACGATACGGCCGACCCTGACTACGACGAGGGCGCGCAAGCCGAGTACAGCGACAGTAGCGAGCCCGACTATGATGAGGGAGCCCAGCCTGATTACGACGCTGATTTCCGCGACCCCGATGCGCAGGAGGGTAGCCAGGAATATTACAAGCGTAGCCAGAAATAAGCAAGCCCCGGCCATTTGGTCGGGGCTTTTGGCTTGTCACCTATCTTGGCAGGCATGAAAAAGCTATTATTCATGCTGCTACTGCCATTTCTTTCCTGGGGCCAAGCCCAAAAGATGGCTACCACCCATAGGCAAGTGCCAAGCTTATTGGGTATAGGACCATTCCTGATTAACGAAACCACCGAAGCAGACCTATCTAAAATTTGCCTTAGGGCCGGTATTTCACTGCAGGAAAGCTACAGTTTGCACCCTGAACGCGAGGCTGGAGATAGCATAATTGCTTTTAGAATTCCTTATGAATCGGAAGACACATATTCAGACGCCTCCTATTTAGCAAGTCCATCTAAACATGCTATCGTTTATTACTTGCCAGAGTTTACTGTTGGTGACATTAAAATAAACGAATTGTCACTTACTATCTATAATGGTAAGCTTGTTAAAATCTACACATCAAGGCTAGATGATTTGCCCGAGCTATTTAAAGCGAAATACGGCGTTCCAGTTGTGTCAAGCCTGAAAAGTGCAACCAAATGTGTTTATAAACTATCTGGGCGTACCGTGGCATATAATGATGAAAGTTTTTTTGAGTGATGGTTTAATGGGTTGATTGAAGCAGAGATATATTTTGGCAATACACGTGATAAAAATTGCCAGAAAACATTATTTTCTTCCCTTACTATTTCTGATAAAATAAAAACGAAGCAGCTTGAGCAAGAAGAAATATTAGTCAAGAAAGCAGAAGCAGCGGCAGCAAGTGATGCGCTTCGTCGTAGAGCATCTAAGCTTTAGAATTAGGCCGGTGCCTTTTATTAATAATATCACGGCGCTGTCTGTCAGCCTCTATCCGACGCACAAGGTCTCCTTGCTCATTCAGTCGGTTATACTCTTGTTCCTGAATGGCCCGGCGCACCTGCTGTAGTTCGATAAGCAGCGCGTTCGTATCAGCCCGTTGCATCAGCAGCGCTGCGGCCTGCTGCTGAGCGGCCCCGCGCTGGATGCGCTCGGTAGTGCGCTGCAAGTCGGTCTGCTGGGTGCGGTACTGGATACGCTCGACCGCCTGCGCCTGTTGAGCCAGGATGTTCCGGGTTTCGGGTGCAGTGTATACCACGTCGTGCTGTTGGAGCTGCACCACAGTTGGCTTGGTAGCCAGCTTCAGGCCAGTGCGGGCCTGGCCGTAGAGTTCGGGCCCCCGGTCGCCAACGATGGCCAGTTCGGCCGGGCCGCCCTCGCGCCCCTTGAAGTACTGGGGTAGGGGCTTACTTAATACGACAGCCGCCTGCACTGCCCCTAGGGCCAAGTCGGCCGCAATGAATGGCAGGGCAGCCGCAAACGTGTAGGTCGCAATTTCCTTTGCCACCGCCGCGGCCGTGTTGATAGCGATGCTGAAAAGAGCCCCATCCCGTTCGGCTTTCGCTTTATCGTAATTGAGTTTAGCCAGGCGCTTCTGGTGGTCCTTTTCAATTTTCTCTTTTAGCTCCGCATTGTCGCCTGCGACTTTGATGCTATTCTCATAGGCTGCGTTCTCGTCCTGAATCTGCTTATCAATAAGATTGCCCTTGATTTGGAAGAAACTCTGCTCGGCAAACTGCGCATATTCCGCTACCTTATCGATAATAGCTCTGGTGCGCTCTGCCGATTGCTTGCGTTGCTCTAAGCTTTGGCTATCGGATTCCTTTTGTCGTTCCAGAATGTCTTTATTCGCAGCAATCTGGTCTTCAATCGTGGTTTGGTGAAAGCTTTTGTCCAGCGCAAGAATCTCGTCGGTGTGCTTTTTCTTATTTGCCAGACTACGCCTGTCATATTGATTCTGCGTGATTTCACCACGCACCAACTGGCCCGAGAGTAGCGATTCTTGCGCGTCGCCAGCATGTAGAATTTCGTCTACCTTGTCTTTATAAGTTTTGACGCGAGGAATGAGGTCGGCCGTAAGTTGGTCGATATCAATCTTGGGCGCCTTAAACTCCAGCGGTTTCACTTCCAGCTTATCCTGCAAAGCCTGCTGCTCTTTAAGTACGTCACGGCCATACTGCTGCTGTACCGTTAGGCGCTTGATGGCGGCGGCCTGCTCAATGTCCGTAAGTTCGGCCGCGCTCACGCCCTTGGCCCGCTTTGCCTTAATCGCTTCGTCGTTAATGGCAATCAACTTCTCATCGCGCTCCGTGCGCAGAATGGCGATGCGCGTAGCCGCAGCTTGCCGCTCCAGCGCCGTAATCTGGTTCTGCGTCGTGGCCACCGAAACCCGAAATACTTCTGGCGAGAGTTGCTTATCATCGAAAAGCTTGCCCTGCTCAGTTTGCAGTTTTTTCAGGTCGTCAATGCGCTTTTGGGTATCGGATAGCTGGCCGGCCAGGCTAGTCCGGCGCTGCTCAGCCTGGGCCTTCGCCGCGCGGTCGAGAATGACTTCCGCGCCACCCGCCGCCGCACCCAGCCCGGTTTGTGCCTGCGCTGCCTGATTGGTAACGCCCGCGAAAAGGCCCGTTTCGTAGGCCGCGCGCGCATTGAGCTTGGCCAGGCCATCGAGCTTGGTATTATAGTCGGCTGTCAGCTGGGCCAGCTTGCCGCGCGTGGCGCCTAGCTCAATCTGGGCCCGGCTCAGCTGCTCGACGCCCGCGCTGAGTTCGCCGTAGCCCATGTTGTTGGCGAAGTCGTCGGCCTGGGCCCGCGCCTGCTCGGCTGTAATGCCAAGTAGCTTCTCGCGGGTACTGATTTGCTGCTCCAGGGCTTTAATGTTCAACTGCTCCTGCTGCTGCTGCGCCTTCAGGGCATCAGCTTCCAACACCAGCGTCGACACGGCTTGGTTGCTGAGCAACAGCTTCTGCGAAATCAGCCGTTTGGTCGCGGCTTCGTTGAGTACCAGCTGGCCCGTTTCCTTGTCGATAGCCGCCGCGCTCTCCCCTAGGCTGTCGCGCAGCTGCAAGGTGATGAGGTTCAGTTCGCCCTTCCCATCCTTAGCCGGCTTCACGCCCTTGGCCGTGAGGTCCTGGTAGCGCTCCAGCAGGGCCTGGGCCGTGCTGGCCGCCTGCTGGTTGGCCAGGCCGTTAGCTGCCGTGGCCGCCGTATTCTCCTGCACCGACTTGGTGTTGCCAGTGAGCTTGCTGAGCAGGGCGGAAAACTGGTTCAGGGTAGCGCCCAGCGACCGGCTCAACCCGTCCAGGTTGTTGATGATGATATTCTTTACCACCGCCCCAAAGCGGCTGCCGGCGGTACTGATGTTGTCGAGCTGCTTGGCCGCTTGCTCGTTGGCGGCACTCGTGCCCGTCACGGCCACCGTCAGGCGCTCCACCTCGGCCCGGTTGGCCACGAGCAGCTTGGCGCTGTTGGCATTCTCCAGCCCGAAGAGCTTAGTATACTGCGCCGTCGTCAGGTTTTGCTTGGCCAAATTATCCAGTGCCGTACTCAGGCCCACCACCTCCGGGTTGGTGTCCTTGGCGCCGGCGGCCAGCTTGGCCAGCACGGCGCGCAGTTGGGTGCCGGCCTGCTCGCCCTTGATGCTACGTTCGGCTAGCAGCTGAATAAGGGCCACCGACTTCTCCACCGAGATATTGGCGCTGGCTGCGTTTACCCCGAAGTAGCGCAGCGATTCGGCCGTCTGGGGAATGGTCGCCGCCCCTTCCTTGGCCCCGGCGGCCAGTGCGTTCACGTAGCGCCCGGCTTCCTGGGCCGAGGCAGAATACTGGTTCATTACGCCCGTGAGGGCTTCGGCGGCCGCGGGCAGCTCTTCCTTTGAGGCCGCGGCCAGCAGCAGCGCCTGCTCGGTGACGGCTGCCAGGTTCTCCTTGCTGTCGAGCAGCGCCGGCTGGGCCGAGCCTACTAACTCAAACGCCTTGAGAACTTCTGCGGCGCTCTTGCCGACTTTGGGCCCTAGGTCCTCGGCCCGGTCGGCCATGAACTGCAAGTCTTCGCCCACGGCGCCGGTAAGGGCCGAGAGGCTGCTCAGCGCCGATTGAAACTCCGCATCCGTGCTGAAGGCCGCCGACACGCCCCCCAGGATGGCCTGCACCCCAATCAGGCCCACGCCGAGTTGCGTGATAGCGCCCGTAAGGCCCTGCTTGCTGAAGCCTAACTGCTCGGCTACTTGCTTGAAGCCACCGCCCGCCTTCTCGGTGCTGGCCGGGATGCTGTCGAGTTCCTTCTTCGTGCTGGCAATTTGAAAGCCGAGCTTGCGGTACTCTTCCGAATCGGTGCCGGCCGATTTGGCTACGTCCTGCTGGGCTTTCTCCAGCCGCACTAGGTTGCTGACGGTCGGGTTGATAGCGGCCGTGTACTGTTCGATTTGACTGTTGGCCTGCTCGTAGCTCAACCCCGCCTGGGCAGCCGCTTTCTGGGCAGCCGTCAGAAAGCCGATGCGTTTTTGCTCCAATTGCTGGTAGCGTTGAGAATCCGCATTGAGGCCATTTTGCTGGGCCTGCACCTTGGCTAGTTCCTGCACTAAACTTGCAAACCCCCCTTTGTAGTCGCCCACCGACCGGGTGAAGATGCCTATTTGGGCATCGTAGGCCTTCAGCTTGGCCGTATTCTGGGCAATCTGGTTTTGCAGCGCCGCCACCCGCTGCTCGTTGCCCCCTAGGCCCCCGTCGAGCGCCTTGAGCGTGGCAATGAGGCGCTTGTTCTGGGCATCGAGCGCGTCGTAGCTGCCGCGGGCGGCGGTGAGTTCCGAGTTGGTACCGCGCAGGGCCTGCGAGAGGGCGGTGGTTTCGGTCTTGGCCGTGCGAATGGCGGTGGCCGCGGCCGTGATGCGGGCCGTGTCGCCGCTCTTGTAGGCTTCGCGCAGCTCGTTTTGCAGGGCCCGGCTGGCGCTCTGCGCCTGCTTGGTGGCGTCGTTGACCACCTGCTGCGCTTTGGCCTGCTCGGCCAGCTGCTGCTGCAGGCGCTGCTGCTCCCCGCGCAGGGCCACGATTTGGGCGTTCAGGGCCGCGAATACGACGCGCTCCTGCTCGCTGGCCATGTTGATGGCCCCAATCTGCCCGGCCAGCTGCCCACCCTGAGTGGAGATGTCGGCCAGCGCCGCCTTCACCCGCCCGCCGTCGGCCTCCAGGTTCTTGGCAAAATTGCGGTAGTTGCGCGAAAGGCCCTGGATGCTGGCCGTGAACTCGGCCAGCAGCTGGGCCCCCGAGCCCAAATTGGGGTCGAAGAACTCTTCGAGTGAGATTGGCTTTCCCATAATTATGCGTAAAGTACGCTACTAAAAGCACGAAAAAGGGCGGGCCATACGCCCGCCCTTTCGGGAAGTGAGTAGGGGCAGAGCCTGCCCCCGCCCAAGGGCCTTATCTGCTGCTGAAGCGGCTGTAGAGCAGCCCGGCCAGCAGCGCGCTCAGCAGCGCGTTGACGACGCCCTTGCGGTGGGCGCGGGCGCGGTACATGGCCGTTTTCTGGGTCTGGCTGGCGAGCTGCCGCTGGCTGCCGTCGTAGGCCACCCGTAGGCTGTCTGCCCCGCGCTGGCTGGCCCGGTAGGCTACATCTAGTGAATCCAGTGCCCAGTTGTAGAGGTGGCTGGCGTTGCGCCAAGCGCCCTGCTGCTGGTGGATGGATACGCGCAGCGCCCCGAGGGTTAGCAGGCTGTCGCGCACCTGGTTTTGCTGCGGCACGGTCAGGCAAACGGGGCGGGTCGGCAGCTTATCGACCAAAGAGCGTTGCCCAAAACTGGGCCAGGCCGCTAGAGTCAGCAGCAGGAGTAGATACAGGGTGCGCATGGCGGGCGTAGTAAGTGGCGGAATCGTCGTAGGCCCGGGCGGCGGCGCGTAGCGTGCTGGCGGCGTGCTCTGCGCTAGTGGCCCGCTGGTGGTAAGCGGCGGCGGCGGCCAGGGCCTTGTCCTGCTGGGCCTGCTGCTGGCGCTGCTCGCGCTTGGTCAGCATGCCGGCGGGCCGGGTGTGGCAGGTGGTCACGGCCTGGCTGGAAGCGATGATGAGCCCGGCGAGTAGGAGCGGAATCCAGGTACTGGGGCGGCGAAGCCAGCTTGTAAAGCCGGTGAGTAAGAGCTGAAGCATAGGGCAGGGTAGGGCGGTAGAGATGCTTCGGCAAGGCTATTTGTAGTCCCAGCGGGCGGCGGCCGTGACGGCGGTGGCGAAGTAGAAGGTGCGGTGCAGGCCCGCCTTGGCGCCGCGGCCCTCATTGCCCCCTAGGCAGTAGAAGCCCCTAGGGGGCCGGCCCTTGCGCAGCGGTGCTACTCGCTCGTCGGCGCGGGTGACGTGGTGAATAATGACCGAGGGCCGCCAGGCAAAGCCTACTAGGTCGCCGGGCTGAATGCTGTCGAGCACTCCACGCCGCCCCACATGGTAGAAGGTGCGAGGTAGCAGCACCTTGCCCGTGGCATCGGTAAACCAGCACCGCGCGGCTCCCTGCATGCCGGCGGCCGGAATGGGCAGGCCGTGGGCACGCTGGTTGGCCGCCTGTGTAAAGCCACACCACTCCGGGCGCTGAGCGGGTACCCCGCCGCCGGCCTTGATGATGGCGGCCACGGCCGGCCCATCATTGCGGCCGCTTGCTTCCCGCACACCCAGGCGGGCGCGCAGCCAGTCGAGAGTAGCCGCTTGCACCCTAGGGTCGCGGCGCGGCTGGGCTTGGCCTGTGAAGCAGAGTAGCAATGGCAGCCAGGCTAGTAGCAAGAGCTTTTTCATGGCTACTGCACGCTAAAGCCTGCCCACACGCTGATGCCCGCCGCTAGCACAAATAGGCCGAAGAAGCCCAGCAGCAGCTTTACCCGGTCGAGGTCACCCTGCCGCAGGAAGCTGCGCTTAAAGCCGGCCACCGGCGTCTCCAGCCCCACGGCGGCGGCGCGGGCCGGGTCGCTGTAGTCGCCTTTGGCCCAATCGGGCACCACCGGCATAGCAGCGTTGAGTGCGCCCCACCCGAGGCCCATAATCAGGCAGAATACCACCACGGCCACGGCTAGCTTGAGCAGCACCAGCGAGGGGTCAACCACCTTGGCGCTTTCCGCCGCGGCCGCGCCGGCGGCCTCCTTGGCAATTTCGGAGAGGCTGCTGCCCGCCGCGGCGGCCTTGCGGGCGGCACGCTCGGCGGCGGAGGTCACCAGCCAATTGAAGAGGGCTACGAAGCCGTAGAGCGCGCCGGCGCCCAAGTAGACCCAGTTCCAGCGCCGTAGCACCTGGCGCACGCGGCCCCAGGGCGTGCAGGGCGCAGGGCTGGCCGAATCGAGCTCGGCTGGCGTCGGCTCGGGGGCTAGGTAGGCGCGGGCGGCCTGGGCGGGGCTCGGGTCTACGCGGGCCTTGAGTTGGCCCAGGCGGTAGTAGAGGTGCCATACCAGCACGGCTAGCACGCCGATAATGGCCAGCAGGCCCAGGGCAATGTCGCGAAAATCCATCATACAGAAAAAGAGGGGGTTAGAATTAGCCAAAAAGAAAGTAGAGCACGTCGCCGCCGAGGGCCAGCACCAGCAGCCAGAAGGTTACCTGGCCGAGCCGGTCAAGGTGGCTTTCAGCTGCTGGGCTTGCGAGCGCGTCAAAAGCACGGTGGCACAGGTGACGCCAGAGTTGTGTAAGTCGTGCAGGTCGGCGGCCGTGAGCGCGTGCTGGGTCTGCCAGCTCAGGGCCAGCATCGTGAACTTTTGGTATTCCCCCTTCGGGTCGGGCATCACCTGGTAGTAGGCCGACCAGGCTCCCGAGGCGAGCAAGGCAGCCTGCACTGCTGCACTGTCGGCGGTGCGGGCATCCGGCACATACAGGGCCCTGCCAGGCAAGTAGGGTATGCGGCTTATTTCCAGCCACAGGGGCTTGGGCAGCGGCGTGGCCTGCAGGTCGGTCACGCTCTGCATCTCCGCTTCCCGTACCTCCACCACGCACGTCACGTGGGCGGAACCATCGGAGCACACCTCGTACTCGGTGATGCTCACCCGGTCGGGCTTGTAGTCCTTCTGAATGAGCAGCAGCAAAGTGGTAAGCCCGCGCATATTGGCCGTGAGCATGGCCTCTACTTCCTTGAGGGCGGCCTCCTGCCCGGCCCCGCGGTGCACCAACCGCCTGAGCCAGCCCAGCAAGCCAGTCCAGCACCAGGCGAAAAAGGCTTTGAAGCCCTCCTGGGCTTCTTTTTTGTAAATGCCCAGCAGCACCAGCACCGCCCCAATGGCTGTGTCTAGCAGCCCCTCGGGCGTAAGCAGTTTGTTCCAGTTCATTCGCCATGAGCGGGCGTTGGGGCTAGGTGAGCACGTAGCGGGTAGGGGGAAGGAGAAAGGGCTTACTGGCCGACGTACTTCTTGCGCTCGATGGCCGCGTTGTCGTACTCGGCGACCTCCACGTAAAAGCCGGGGCCGGGACCGGCCAACCGCTGGCCGAGCTGGTTGTAGTAGCTGCGCCGCACCAGGGCCGGGCCGGCCAGGGCGACAACTGGCGAGTAAGCCGCCTGGCCATCCGTGTCCACGCTGCGCAGGCGGTAGTAGACGGCAGCAGGGCTGGCCTGGTCGGGGTAGGAGTAGGCCGTGGCCCCGCGCGCGGTCACTTGCCCGATGGGCGCGAACTGCCGCCCATCCGCGCTGCGCTCCACCTCGTAGCGGGCGGCGTTGAGCTCGGAGGCCACGCGCCACTCCAGCAGCACCCCGTGGCCCACGGCGCGGGCCGTGAAGGCGAGCAGCGTGACGGGCAAGGGCACCTGGGTGCAGGGAATCTCTACGCCGTCGTAGTAGTAGCCGAAGTTGCGCGCCTGCAACTGCCCGCAGTTCTGCAGCTGCCCGGCCACCTGCAAGAGGTTGGTAACGACCAGCGTGCCCGTGGTGGTGTTGGTCAGGCGGCCCTTGGCGGCGACCGGCACGTCCTGGAAGGTAGCCTGGCCCTGGTTGACAAACAGCCCCTCGTTGATTTGGAGGAAGGTGGCCTCCAGCGTGCCGGCATTGAGCAGCTGCGCCCCGTACTCCAGGGCGCCCTGGGAGGGGTGCCAGGTGCCCTCGTTGACGATGCGCACGCCGGGGCCCACTACCTGAAACGTACAGTACGCCGTCACCCCCTTGGGAATGAGCAGGGACTCGCCCGCGCGCAGCTGCCGGCCCTCGAACAGGCCCAGGTTCTGGCCGGCGACGTAGGTGTAGTCCTGCCCGAGGGCCAGGTGGCCCGCCAGCAGCAACAGGGCGAGCAAACACGGGAACAGGGGACGCCCGTGCCGGGGGCGCCTAGCGTTGCAGTCGAGCGGGAGCATGCAGGAAAGCGAATGACTAAAATAATGCTTAAAATAAGCACATAAAAGTCATTCCTGCCGAGCTGATTTTGCTCAAATCGCCCTAGGGTGCTAATAGGCAGTAAAAAGCCCCGCCGGGTGGGGCGAAGCTTTTCTAGTGCCGACCTTTATGCCATGAGCACATTGGGTATTATCAGCCGCACGCGGCGCCGGAAGAAGCGCAGAAATCCAAACAAGGTCAAAGACAGCAATTTTTTGCCTTGGCTATTATTGGGCATACTAGCAGTATTTGTCTTGCTTGTCAAGTGCTTTGGCTAGGGATTTGACGCAAGCAAAAAGACGGATTATATAAAGCAGCCGCAAACAGATTTACCCCTTTAAAAACATTTAAGGGTAAGTTTGCAGCTTACTTTATATATATGGAGCCTGAAATTCGCAAATTGCCCGTACGTTTTTACGAAATTGATTTATTGCGTTTTTTGGCAGCGCTGAGCGTAGTATTCTACCATTACACTTACCGCAGCTATCACCAAGGGAATTTTAGCCCTGTTAATTATCCTGCCTTAGGGCCGATTACGAAATACGGCTTTTTGGGAGTACAGCTGTTTTTTATCATCAGCGGCTACGTGGTACTCATGTCTGCGCAGGGCAAAACAGTACGACAATTCTTTATCTCGCGGGTGACGAGGCTGTACCCTGCCTTCTGGGTGGCCTGCACGTTAACATTCGTGGTAGTACGCATCTGGGGACCAGCGCCGGGGTCGGTGGGTTGGTCTAGCTCACTCGATGTTTCCGTGCGCGAGTATGCGCTGAATATGACTATGCTACACGGATTTGTAGGGGTCGAGGACCTGGATTCGGCGTATTGGTCGCTGACAGTAGAAATCGGCTTTTATTTCCTGATAGCGGTGCTAGCCGGCTGGCGGCTGTTCTCCTACTTGCCCTGGGTGCTGGCTATTTGGCTGGCGTACTGTGCATTCAATGGGCCGGCCGGCAACGTGGACTCGCCGTTTTTCCAACTATTTTTCCCTAAGTACGCACCGTATTTCATTGCCGGCATGGTATTCTACTTGCTGCAAACCAAGGCTTTTCGCGCTAGTGTGCTTTACGCACTACTAGCAGGCGCCTATTTGCTAACCTTGCGAAGCGTGCGATTAGATATGGTACAAGGCCGCACAGTTTTTCAGGACCCCGATTTTTCCGTGGGCGTAGGTATAGCAGCGGTATCCGGTTTTTTTATGATTTTCTGGCTCCTGATAAAGCGGTATTTCGACTTGAGCCGCTACCAGTGGCTGAGTTATTGTGGCGCGCTTACGTATCCGCTCTACCTGGTGCACTCTTCTATTGGCTACGTTATCTACCAGCACCTGGGCTACAGTGTCAACCGCTATGTGCTACTGGCTGGGCTGCTGACTGGGCTATTGCTGCTGGCTTGGACTATTCACGTAGCTGTCGAAAAACGCCTGGCCAAACCGCTCGGCCAACGCACCAATCAGCTGCTTGATAAGCTGACTAATGCGTTGGCCGAGCGCAAACCGATTGCCTTACCTGCCGCGCCAGGCAAGTGAATTAGCTAAACACTGCTTCGTCCCGAATCAGGGCCGTGCCGCTGGTATTGACAATTTTCACCACGTCCCCGTCATTAAGGCCCATCAGGCTCACGTAGATTATTTCCTTGGCCCCGCCCCCGCTGCCCGTGTTGCACGTGCCGCTGGTTGTCTTCGTGCCATTCACGTACACGTCGAACGTGGCGGCGTACTCGTCGCCGTAGCCTTGCAGCGTCACGTTGCTGTAGCCCCCGCTCGGCATGGTGAACTGATAATAGCCCCCGTTATCGTTGCAGTAGCGGCAGCTGCCGGCGTAGGCAGCACTCGTGTCGTATTTGGCCCAGGTGCCCGACTCGGTAAAGGCTGCGTCCGTTTCCTCTATCGTGTACGCCGTTACCCCGCCCCCGGAGCTAGCCGGAATGGGCGAATAAATGGGCAGCGCCGCCAGGGAATTGTCATTCAAGGGGCGGTTGAAGACGTACCAATCATCTAGGGCTCCGTCCCAGGTCAGGGTGTGGCGTTGGTCGCTGCCAAAGGTCCAGTCCAGGGCCGAGTCGTCTGCCAGTAGGCTGGTTTGGGCGACGCCAATGTTGTTGCCCTTCTCCAAATTCATCCAGAAATTATTCTTGTCGAAGCGAAGCGCAACGGGTACCGTTTTGCCCGCATAGTCTTTTACCGGGCCAGTTAAGACGCTTATGTTGCCGTTAGCATCGGTGGAGAAGGCCTTGAACTGACCCGTCGTGCTGCTGGCCGTGCTGGCGCGAAAAAAGGCCAGCAAGACCTGACCATGGTCAGTGTTGAATTTGCCCAGCGTCAGCGTGGTGTCGCTGCTGCCGCCGTTATTGGGCCCGACGGTCAACCGCCCCGCTACCGTAAAGCCGTTAGTCAGGGTGTCAGGGTTTTGGTGCTGGCGGCGCACATATTGCCCGCTGGCGTGCGAGAGCCGCAGGGCGCCCGCGTTTACCGCGGCCCCCTTGAACGCCGTAAGGGCCAAGCCGAATGGCCCGCTGTCGTTGAGGTCGGAAAACTTATAGTTGCAAATCAGGCCGGTGGTAATGTCCACCTCATTGGCAGCCGTTACCCCAAATAGATTGCCTGTTTTAGTGGTAATGGTGCCCAGCAGCGTGCAGGCCGTAAGGGGCGAACTGATGCCGTCCACTGCAAAATTATTGCCGCGCAGGCTCGCTATGGCACTATCCGCAGTTTGTAGTAGGGCGGGGTAGTTGCTGGCATTGCACCCGGCAATAAAATTATTTTCCAACGTGAAGCTGTTGGACACACACTGCAAGAATATCCCCGCCCCATCTATACCACTAATGTTAGCCTGGTATTTTACGTACGGATTTACCGTGGCATTCTGCTGCACGGAAAACGAGTTGTTGCGTATGACTACGTCGTTAAACGTGGCCGTAGTCGAGCCGCCCGCATAAAAGCAGCTGCTCGCAGTAAAGCGGTCGAAGACAGCCACAAACTCGCCACAGCTACCGGTATTGCCTTCAATCAGTATGCCGTTTAAGCCCTGGCCCACGTCTAAGAAGCGCAGCCCGTGCTGCCCCACGGGACCGTCGGGGAAATAATTGCGCCGGATAATGGTGTTGGTACCCACACCGTAGCAGGCGTATAGGTCGTAGCAGTCGGCTACGCCGTTGTTGTGGCCCGGCGTGGGGAAGTATCCGTCCACTGCGCACCACGAACCTCGGTCATCCCCTTTGTTATCAATAACGCAGTCCTGAACGATACAGTTGGCGTAAGGGCCCATGTGCTTGGGTCCGTCAATGCAGAGCTGGCCTGGCTTGATGGTAGGGCTCTGCTTGTACTGCACGTTGCTCAACAGCCAGTTCGTGAAGTTGGCAATGCTACCCATGATGCTGGCAACGTTGCGAATTTCACAGTCCCGAATGGAGAAGTTATCTACCCCGCGGAAGTAGTAGGCGCTGCAAAAGCCCGTATTGGTGGCCGCAATGGGCCGCAGCAAGTTGCCATTGGCGTCGCGGCCGTTGCCGTTGAAGATGCCACCGCGGAAAGTCACGTTCTTATCGCTGACGATAGGAGCTGTACCCCGCGCGTAAGCCGGGTTCTTGTTTTGCAGCAGTGACTCGGCGACGCCCACCCGCTGCACCACCCCGCAGTTGGGCATATTCAGCCAATCCAGGTTCGAGGAGGCGACAAGGCGGTCCGTTGAAAAGGCGCAGTCGTTGATGACCAGCGTCATCGTGTTGTGGTCGAGCCCGTCGAGAATGGCGGCTATTTTGGCCGTTTGGTCGTTGCCCGTCGTGGTCGGGTGCATCGAGAGGTCAGCGTCGGAAACGATGCCCAGGGTGCTCAGCAGCTTAACGTTACCAGGTAAGCTGCCGCCGTTGATGGGAATGTTGTCCACCAGCACGCTATCGGGGATGCTCCAGCTCCCGTCATACAGCCCCACAATAATGCGGTAGCAGTAGCCCGGAACGAGCGTGGTAACGGAACCACCGGCCGTCTGTCCGCCGTAGGCGCCTGCGTAGCTCTGCAGGGCCGTGGCCTGGCCGCTGGACTCGCGGTAGAGGCGCAGCACGTTGCTTTGCCAGGGCGTGGTACTGGCGCCCAGCGACAGGCTAGCGCCGCCCCGGTACTGGAAAACGAAGTTTTTCCTGGTTACTACTAAATCTGCCATCTTAATACGCTAGCGTCGTGTTGGAAGTCGGAAAATTTGCCGTGTGGATTGCCCCGGCGTTGTCGGTAAACTCGAACTGCTGCCCACCGAACTCGCTGGGATAGTCCACATAAATGGTGTAGCCGGCTGCCGTAAACACCACGCTGATAGTCGGTCCGCTAGCCGTGGGAATGTCGTTGAGGCGCAGCTTGGCCGTACCCGTTGCCGGGAACGATACCCCACCGGGACTGAACTGATTGCTGGCGGTGAGCGCCGTGTTGTAGCTGGCCGGCACGTTACACACAATGCCCGCCAGCGCTGCGTTCTTGGCCGCCAGGTCGGCGGCAGCTTGGCTTTCCGTGCTGGTGCGCGTAGTCAGCTGCCCCGTGCCCCCGGCGCTGCCGCAGGCGGCGGCAATGTCCTGGGCCGTGGGGGTATAGTTGCCGGTGTAGGTGGTAGTTGCAGGGGGCGGACTACCGGTGCCCGCCCCATCGGAGGCCGTGAAGCGCTCGGTGTTCAGCAGCCACTTGCCAGCCGGACGGTTGCCACTGGCCGTCACGCGAATACCTACCGTGCCTAGGGCGCGCTCGCCGGTAATGCCACGCGCGTACACCGTGCCGACCTGCACGTCCCCACCGGTAGTAGCCAGGTTTACCACGCCGGGGAAACCTGTCACGCCGGTTACCTCGTAATCGGCGGCGGCCGGGAAGCCCGGTACGATGTCACCGTAAAGCGTATTGCCTTGGTCATCGACGTGGCCGTTAGCGGGCGCCTCGGGCTGGGCGGGGCTGGCCTGACTGAGCAGGTGGCGCAGTTGCTCAACCGCCCAGTCCATTGCCCCACCTTGCTGGGTAACAGTACTGAAGCCAGGAAAATCTCCTTCGGGGTCAATAACATAGTGGTCGAGCAGTTGCTGCTGCTGCTCGGCGCTGCCGGCCGTGAGCAACGCCACGCCCGCAGGCGTGGCGTCGAGGATGTCCTCGGCGCTTATCTCGGCAGGGCCCGGCGCCTCAACCGGGGGCGCCAGTTGCTCAGGCAGTACCTTGAACTCGGTATCGTGCTGGGGCGAGTAAAAGAAAAATATCCCATCCCCCGGCAAGGGCGAGCCTTTCGGCCAAAACTGCTTGATGTCGCGGAGAAACCCCATAGCGGCTGCTTATTTATTGCGTAAAGTAAGCATATAAAAACAGCCTGCCCTAGGACTGGAAGCTGCGCAGCAGCAGATACCCGGTTTCGTGCAGCTGCAAGGCATTGGCCGGCACGGTGTCGCTCACGCCCGCGTCGTCGCCGTTGCCGCCACTGCCCAGCCAGGCGACCTGCTCCAGGCTCACCCGCCCGCCCGAGAGCGAGTAAGCGCGCTCGTCAGCCGGCTCGTAGGCTTGGTCGGTCTGGCAGCGCACGCCGCCCACCGCGAGGTAATCCAGGCGGCAGGCCAGGGCCAGCTTCTCGTGCATCCAGGCGGGCTGCAGGTAGGTTTCGAAGCTGAGCAGGCGCTGCGCGGTGGCGCTGAGCACCGTGAGCTGGCCAGCCGAGTCGCGGTAGCCGCTGCTGCTGCCGCCGGGCTTCTGGCGAAAGCACGTAGCCGTCACCCGCACCCGCGGGGTGAAGCCGGTGCTGAACACGGCCCCGAAGCAGTTGTCGGCGTTGCGAAAGTCCACGGCCAAGGTCTTGGGCCAGCCGGCGCGCACGCTGAGGGGCTCCGAGTCGGCTACGGCATCGGGCCAGCCGGCGCGCGTGGCGCGCAGCTGCACCTGGTAGTAGCCGGTGGCGAGGCCAGCCACGGGCAGGTCGGCCTCGAAGACGTTGTAACCGGGCCCGGTGAGCTGCCAGCTGGCGGAAATAATACCGCTCACCGCCACCCAGGGCCGGTTGAGTAGCACCGAGTCGGCGGGGCTGGCCACGGTGCCGAGCAGCGCCTGCTGGATGCGGTAAGTGCCGGTGGCCGCACCGGCCAGCGTCAGGCGCGCGGCCTGCAGCAAGCTGGCCGGCAGGCCTAGGCCCACGGCGGGCGTCAGGCGGGTGAGGCCGGTAGGCTTGTCTTCGCTGAGCACCACCCCTAGGGGCGCGGCGCTGCCTTCCAGCGTCAGCACCTGCACAAGGGCCACGGGAGCACCAACCTGGCTGCCCCCGTGCCGGCGCACGGTGGCCGTGACGGCTGAATAGGAGGTGAGCACCTGCACCCGCACCTGGTCGCCGTTCTCCACCAGCTGGTAGTAGGCGGGGCGCACCTGCTGGCCGGGGCGGGGCTGCTCGCAGAACAGGGTACTGTCTACCCCTAGGGCCCCGCCGTCGCCGCGCACGACGAAGCGCAGGCTCTGCAGCAGCGGCGCGGCGAAGAAAGGCTCTAGGGGTGGGGGCGGGGTGTACACGCACGAGCCGTCGTCGTCGGTGGTACCGGCCTGGTAGTTGGTGGCCAAGGGGTCGGAGCAGCCGCGCACGACGGGCGGGGCGGGGTCCACGGTGAACTCCACCGTAAAGGAGGGCAAGTGCGCCGGGCTTGCATCCGAGATAGTGGCCTCGTAGGTCGCGCCAGGCGTGATGCCGCTTTGCTCGTAGGCGTACTGGCCGGGGCCCGCGCCGGGCGCGTCCATGCTGGAAACGCCCGCGAAAAGGCCCGGAATCTGAATCGTGAGCGGCCCCACTGAGTCGCCCTGGGCCGCTACGATGCGCAGCGAGGCCGTGGGCACCTGGCGCGTGGGCTGAGTGACGAAGTAGGAGACGAGGGAGGGAGCCAGGGCCATAGGACTAGGATGCGCAGAGCAAAAGGGTAAAGTCGGCCGTTTCGGCCGCGGCCTGGTGGGCGGCGTCGAGCAGCCAGCCCTCGCGCACCTGGCCCTGGGCGCTGCTGCTGCGGTAGCGCACGCGGCCCGTGGGGGCGGCCAGCAGGGCCCGCAGCTGGGCGCGGGAGAGGGGCACGCCCTTCACGTCGGCCTGCTCAGGCTTCCAGAGCGGGGCCGGCAGGTCGGCCGGCGCTACGTCGGCATTTTCGGCTACCAGCGTCGCCTCACTCACCAGCTGACTGCGCACGGTGACGTTGCCTTCCCCACTCTGGTAGCGCAGCCCTAGGGCCGCACCCGGCGGCCGGCCCGCCCCGAAGGCCGCGGCGTGGGCGCGGGCCACGCGGGCCGGCGTGAGGGCCACGTTGTAGATAGTAGCCGGCGAGAGTACCCCATCGAGGCGCGCCACGCGCTGCAGGCGCTCGGTTTCGTAGGCGGGCCGGCCGCCGGTGGGCCAGAGGCACACCAGGAAGTTGGTGGTGTCCTGGCTGGTGTCGGTGGTGGCCGTGGCGTCGTAGCGGTTGCGGCGGGTGGCTTCCAAGAGGCTACCGCTCGTCGAGTACTTGCTCAGCGCCTGGTAAGCGTTGCTGGTGACGGTGAGCGGGGTGGTGAACTGACGCTTGCCGTTCACCTCGTCGAGGCCATTAGCGGCCTCGGGCTGCCAGCTCTCGTTGCCGACCTCCACCGTCTGGTAAAGCCGGCTCTCGACCACCTTCACCGAGTCGGCCAGCACGCCGGCGCCCGTGAGGTCGAGCACCACATCCGTCCCGTACCAGTAGGAGAGGGGTTCCACCCGGTACACCAGCTTGTCGCCCTCCCATTCGGGCCCTGCCCCGAGGGCCCAGGTAGCGGCCGCTGATGAAAATAGCTCGTCCCAGCTGGCAAACAAGGTTTTGCGCAGGTCAGTGGCGCCGGCGGCCGGCGCCGGGGCCGTGAGTAGCGGGAAGCCGCGCACCTGAAAGCCGCCGGTGAGCAGCGTGTGGGCGCCGGGCCCGTCCTGGGCATAGCCGCGGTCCTGGCGGCCGAAGAAGTCGCTACGAAACACGTCCACCTCATCCGAGAGGGCCTGAGCAAGGCGCTCGAAGGCCTCGTAGAGCAGTAGGCCCGTGGCCGGGCTCGGGTCGGTGGTGGTGGTCGAGCGCAGGTTCAGGTAGGAGCCCGGCAGCATGGTAGCCGTAATCGTGGCCTGGTACTGGTCCACGTCCAGGCCCGTGAGCTCGTGCACGTAGTAGTCGGCGTAGAGGTACACCGCGTCGTTTTTCTTGAGCTGCCAGGTGCGGGTAAGGGGCGGCACCTGCACCAGCGCGTCGTAGAGGCTGTCCACTCGCACGTCGGTGGGTGGCAGCAGGTCGATGGTTTCGTTGACGGAACCCACTATTTTGAGCCGATACTTGACCTCCACGCGGCGAAACTTGCGGAAGTAGAAGCCGGTGGTGCGCTCGGCGTGCACCTGGTAGCGCAGGGCCAGCTCCAGCGTCAGCTCCCCGTCGCCCGGCATGCGGTGGATAGGCACGGCGTCGGCCTCGCCGCCCGCCACGAAGCCGCCGGCCACGGCCCCCAGGTTCACCTCGTTAAGTTGCGGGGTGTTGAAGCCGAAGTAGAGCAGCTGCTCGTGACTGGCGTCGCCGTTGCCCCCGTACATGTTGCCCACGGTAAGCTCGGTTTCGGCACCCAGTTGACTGGCGGCGTAGCGCTGCAAAATGGCCCGCGAGTGCAGTTGCACCGTCGTTTGGGCGGGCGTGGGCCCGGTGCTGCCGCCCACGGTGGTACCCGCAAACAAATCCACCTTGACGCTGCTGCGACTCAGAAACTTCTGCAGCCAGCTTTGCTGCTCCAGGCTTACCTTGACGGCCGTATCGGTGAACTCGGCGCTGGTAAAGTCCACCCGGCCCCGGTAGTAGGGCTGCCAGAGAAAGTCGTTGGGCGCGTACTGCTCGATGAGCACCCGCGCGTCGGCCTCCACTCCGCCCGCCTGGTAGGCGCGGGTCAGGTAGGCCTTGCCGTCCTTCACGAAGCCCAGCTGGGGCGAGTACTCGCCGCTGACGCCGTGGTTCTTGGGGTCGCGGTGCAAATTAACCGTCGTGCCGTCCCAGCCGGTGGGCTCGTAGCGCAGGCGCTGGGGCGCGAGGTAGCCCGCCCCGGTGCTGAGCGTGTAGCGAAACTGCGGTCCGGCGGAGAGAGGGGACATTCGGCGTTTTTATGTGCGTAAAATAAGCTATAAAATCCCGTAGCTTTGCCCTATGCGCTTAGTACTCCTCGCCCAGTCGCACGCGGTGCTGCTCTACCAGACGCCGCAGGAGCTGCCCGCCGGCCTGCACAACGAGTTTCAGCACTGGTGCCTGCGGGCGGCGGGCATCGGCAGCGGGCCGGGCGCCATCGACGCGCACTTCGCCACCACCACGGCCCTGCTGGCGGCCGGCCGCACCGAGGAGGCCGCCGATGCGCTGGCTTTGCTGCACTACAGCTTCGCCGACTCGTTCGACAGCTTTAGCTCGCGCCAACTGGCCTTCGGCTGCCTGGTAGCGGAGGTCGATGGCCAGCCCTGGACGGACAGGAGCGAAGCGGGCCTGCAGCGGCTGCTGGCGCTGCTCAGTAGCCTAGGCCTCACCGAGGAACTGGTAGCCGCGGAAGTGGCCGACGTAAAAAAAAACTGGCGTCGGCATTGAGTTCCCTCTTTCCTACCCGCTTCGGGGCGGCCGACACCGAGGCCCAGCGCCTCTACCAGCAGCAGCAGCGCCGGGCCCTGGCGCTGTGCCAGCTGGTAGCTACTGGCGAGGCCCGCTACCAGCAGGAAATCGACCTACTCGACGCCTGGCTGCTCGACCAACTGAAGCCCGAGGTCTATGACGACGACTCGCCCGAGAACGTGCTCACCCTGCACCGCCGGCAGTTCGGGGCTACCTGCGCGGCCATGGCGGCTCAGGGCTTCCCCAGGGCCCAGGAGCTGAGCCTGGCCGACTTCCACAGCGCCTTGGAGCACCTGCTGCAAAAGAACCAAGCCGAGTAAGTTTTTTACCCTTTTTCCCTCTCTTATGCAACGCTTTAGCCTCACCCTGCTGGTAGTCCTGCTGCTGGTCGCCTTCGTGGGCATCCTCACCCAGCACGGCCGCGCCACGACCGTCACTTACCTGAGCCTCGTGCCCCTAGGGCTGTACGTGCTCTATGGTATCGTTGGCCTCATCGTAGCGGCCCTGCGCAAGTAGTATGCTGGCGCTTACCTATCAACTGTTCGCGGCCCTGGCCGGCTGGCTCGAAGCCATTCTCTACGCCCGCCGCGGCGCCGAGTCGTTCAGCAGCAACGAGCACGGCGGCATGACGTGGCAGCGGCTGGCCGTGCTGCTGGTGGGCGCGGCCGCCGTGCTAGTGTTTCGCTGGCACGGGGCCTGGCTGCTGCTCATCGAGGTGCTGCCCACGGCGCTACTGTTTCCGCTCTGCCACGACGAGGCCTACAACTTCACCCGGCTCTGGCTGCAGTGGGCCGCCCCGCCGCTGCTGCCCGGCGCACAGCCCGGTGACTGGACAGCATTCGCCTACGCCTGGCGCGAGTACCGCTACGGCTACCAGTCGCCGACTACCACGGCGCGCAACGACTTCAACGGCCCGCAACGCACCTGGCTCGCCATCGCGGGCTTGGTGCTGCTGCTGGCCCTCTACCTAGTCCCCTTCATTTTTCACCTTCACTTTTAATCCCATGGCCGTACCCCAGATTACCAACATAGACAAACCCTTCGGCAAGCTCAAAGCCGACATGCTGGCCCTCGAAGAAGATGTGCTCAAAGCCAACAAGGGCAACCGCGCGGCCGCCACCCGCGTGCGCAAAGGCATGCAGGCGCTGAAGGTGCAGGCGCAGGATATTCGCATCGCGCTAGTGCCAAGTAAGTAGGCGCGGTAGAGATGCTTCGACAAGCAAAAAGCCCCGTTAGCATTGCGCTAGCGGGGCTTTTTGCTTGCTGTAATTGTACAGCACACCTTGCTTTTAACTACTTCTGAGCGGGTTTTTGCTGCTGTAATTTTACAGCACTTCACTGCAAGGGGCCCGCCACCGCTCGGCACACGGCAGCCGCCGGTAGCCCTAGGGGCAGGGCAGCCAAGATGCCCCAGGTAGGCAGCTTGAACAGGTGCACCCACATGGCCAGCCCTAGGACCAGCAGCAGCACCGAGAGCCAGTAGCCTAGGCAAAACAAACAAAGCTTAGGCGCCCACGACGGTCGGTGTACCTCCCAGGCAGCGAGTACGCCCCACTTGGCCAGGCACACGAGCAATGAGGCAGCCGTGAGGCCGGTAAGCAGAACGATGGCTAGGGGATTCAAGAGCATGACGAATATTTTTCAGAGGTTTTGCGGAATATTTTTCAGTCTATTTGCCGCTTAGCTTTAGGTACCCGCCTTGAGTAAGCTGCAAGCCGTCACCAGGCACGAATTCGGGCTCGCAGAGCACGTTGAGCGCCTGCACTTCCAGCGAGAGGCGGAAGCCGGCGTAGGGCTGGCGCAGGGCCGACTCGCTCTTGACTAGCTCCAGCGAGAAGCCCTTAAACACATCCTCGGCCGCCGTGAACACGCGCAGGATGCGCGCCTGGCCGTCGTCGTTGAGCACGCGCGCCACGTCCACTAGCAACTCGCTCTCGAAGCGATACTGCTTAGTCGGGTCGATGCGCTGCAGGTTCATCCAGAAGATGACATCAACTGACTGCGTAAACCCGAGCGTGCCTGGTACTGGCTCACGTTCGGGGTTGACGGCGGGCCCGGTGGGATAAAAGAAGCTTTGCGCCTGCACGTTGTCGTTGGGCAGCACGTCGCGGTACTCGCCCTCGCCGGCATACACCTCGGGGTAGTACTGCACCTTGCCGCCCACCTTGCGGCTGCCGCGGTAGGCCTTGCCGTAGCTAAGCTGCAACCAGGGCAGCCCGGCCAGCAGCAGCAGCTGCAGCCGCTGAATCTCGGCATCCAGGCCCACGGGGCGGTCAATGGTGGGGGCGAAGGGGTCGGCGTAGGAAACCATAGCTCAGTTCATTTGGGTAAACGTGAGGAAGTAGCCCGTGTACTTGCGCCGCCAGGCCCGCCAGGCGGCCAGTACGGCGTCGTGCTCGGCGCGCAGGTAAATCCAGCCGCCCTGGGCCTGCACGGCGCAGCGCGGGGCATCCAGCTCCTTAAATTGTTCGGGGTCCAGCGTTTGCACCGAGCCCACATCCTCCCAGCGCCAAGTGCCGATGGCCGTGCGCAGCGACTTGGTACCGGTGGTGTCCTCTTCGTGCAGCCAGCAATAGGTAGCCGTAAACAGCGTGTTGTCGTCGAGCGTGTGAAAGGGCGTCATAGGCCTAGGGCGCGGCGCGCCTGCTGTTCGAGGTCGGGGCGCACCACTTCCTCCTGAAAAGTTTCTTTGGCTTCGGGGCTGAGCCCGAGGATATCCTCGCCGTACTTGCCGGCCAAGTCGTTCGGGTCGTCGGCCTGGAAGTCGAGCTCCTGCCCGCGCACCTGGGCCACGATGCTGGCGTAGTAGGCTCCCGTATCGCGTAGTGTGACCTTGGAAGGGTCCAGGCCCTGCTCCTGCTTGAGCAGGCGCGTAAGGGGCGCGTACTCCGGCGTGATGGGCCGGTCCTGGCTGTCGAGGCCGGCTGCGAGCTGCTGCTGGTTGTCGAGCTCCAGCAGAAACGCATTATCCTGCACCACCTGCTCGGTGGCGTAGGTCAGCAGTTCGGGCAGGGCCCCGAGGGCGCGGGCCAGGTTGTCGAGGCGGTCGGTAATCACAGCACTTTGATAAGTTGCTTGTACCCCTCTTGCCCGGTGATATATGGCAGGAAGCCTAGGCGCTCATACAAGCGTTGCGCGCCCTCATTCTTCCGATTTACAGAGAGCCCTACTGTTTTGAGGCCGGCGCGGCGAGCTAGTTCAAAGGCCTGCGCCAGTAGCTTTGACCCTAAGCCACACGAGCGCCAGTTTTCAACCACAAATAGCGGCCCAATCCATCCCGGATTACCCTCGGGGTCTAATTCTAGTTTCAGTAGTGCCACGGGCTGCGGCTCACTAGCGTGGTGGGCTTGCAGATATACGGAGGTTACGACTTCGCTATCAATCGTAACAGGTAATTCCGTGAAGGTGAATTGCTTTTCCATCTATACAGCCCCTACTTTATACCCATTGGTTTTGCACGGCAAGCAGGGCTTCGAAATGCCCGACAAGTCCACATCGAGCGCGCCGAGGGCCTTCTCCAACCGGCTGAGCAGGCCCGGCTGGTAGTCGGGCCGGTTGTTGAGTTCTACTAGGGCCAAGGCCTGCACACCCGACGCTAGCCCGTTGTTGCGGGTGGTATTGGCCATCTGACTCAGCAGGTCCGCAGCCAGCTGCAATTGCAGGGCCTCGGCAAACAGGGCCTTGTGCCGGCAGAAGTACTCGCTCAGGTCGCACACGACCGACACTTGCAGGTTCAGCCCGAAGTTGGAGTCGCTCACGTAGCTCACCCGGCCGTCGCCGGGCAGCACGTCGGTGCCCTCCTCGGCGGGCGTGGTGAAGCCGCGCACCTGCACGTAGGGCGCGTAGGCATCGAAGAGTAGGTAGTCCGAGCCGCAGCACGAGCCGGGCCGCTGGCTGAAGTCGCGCTGCAAGTCCACGGCCTGGCCGACTAAATCGTCTTCGAAGTAGCCTAGCCGGTACTCGCCCACGTCGGCCCCTAGGGGCAAGGCGATGGCAATGGGCGTCCACTCGAAATACACCTTATTCGCCCGCGGCACCTCGTACTGGGCCACCGGCTGCTGGCTGCTGCTGTGGTAGAGGTAGAGCCGGAAATTGGGGTTCAGGTCGGTGAACTGCGTGCCGAGGCCCGTCACGCTCACCAGCACGTCCTTGCCGGCGGCCGGCCGTAGCGCCAGGCCCACGAAGCGGCCCTGCTTGATGACTTTGCGCCGGTACTCGCCGTGCTGGCCGGTGAGCTTGCCGTCGGCCAGCAACGTCTTGCCGGTGCCCGTGAGCTTTTTGCGCGCCGTAAAGGCCGCCAGCACCTTCGCTACGGCCGCCCGGCGCGCCTGGTCGAGGTAGGCGCTGAGCTGCGCGCCGATGTCGGTACCGGCCCCTGGCACCTGCGGGGCTACGGCGCGCAGATTGGCCAGCGTCAGCAGCGGGTGCACATCCTGCACGGCCACCTGGCCGTCGGCAATGAGCAGGCCGGCGGCCAGCTGCGGCTCGTCGGGAGAAGCTTCGGGCGGCTGCCGAAACGCCAGCAGCGGGGCCAGGCAGGCAGTGAGGGTGAGCAGGTTGTACATGATACCAAGGCATTCAGCCAAAAAAGGCCGGCCCAGCGAGCCGGCCCTTTCTGAGCTATGAAAACACGAAAAACTCCCGCAAGCGGGTACTTTAGCTGCTAGGCTAGCAGCAGCTCAGCCTTGGTGATGGGCGTGTAGCGGGTGCTGCCATCACTGTTGTAACTCTTAAGTAGGGCCACGTCCCAGCTCCACTCGAACGACTCCACAAACGTGCGGGTCAGCCCGTCGAGGCGCTCGGCTGCTAGGCGCACGCTCTCGTCCGAGCATTTGGCCTGGTAGTAAAGGCCCACGGTACCGAGGCCCGGCAGGTCCTGGGTGGTCCACAGGTTGCTAGGCGTATCGCCATTGCCGATTTGGTGGCCGTCGTAGGTGTCGGGGTCGAGGCGGGTTTGAATTGCCACGGCGCCGTCGCCCACTAGGTACTCGGTGCTCTTTACGCCGGCGCCGTTCAGCACCCGGTTCGACTGGAAGAAGTCACCGAGGTTTTCCACCTGGTAGGCCAGGTTTTCGGCGTTCATCGTGCCCTGGGCTTCCAACTTGCGCACGTAGGCCATGCCCATGGGGTTGGTGAGCACGTCGGGGCGGCCGCCGAAGTCCTGGGTAGCCAGGATGCTGGGCACGTAGTTGAAAAACTCCTTCGAATCCTCCAGACTCACTTGCAGCGCGTTACCCGACACGGGGTAGTACGCCGTCATGCCGGCCGGGAAATAGGCGTTCTTGTTCAGGTTCAGAAAGTCCACGCACTTGCCATCCAGGAATTCCAGCGCCTTGAGGCGGCGGGCTTCCAGGTTGCGGGCGAAGTACTCCTGCATGCCCAAATCGTTGTTGCGGTGGCGCGAGGGCACCATCGGGAAGCCGAAGGCCATGGTGAACAGCACCACGGTCATCAGCTTCGAATCAGCCCCGCCGGTCTGAATTTCGCAGGTCCGGAGGTTGCCAATGGTGATGTTTTCGAAGTCGAGCACGGGAATCTGCACCTCGTTACCAAACGAGTTAACAATGGCGTCTTTGATTTCGGGCGTCAGAATCGACATTGCCGAGGCCGACTGCTTGCGAAACAGGTTGAGGGCGCCGTACTCCGACGGGCGCAGTTCGTTGCGGTCAATCCGGCCCTTGTATTTGGTGCGGATGTACTGCTTGAGAGTGGCTACTAGGGTGGCCATATGGTGATAAGGGAAGAAAAGTGATGGTAAAAAGGTGGCGTAAACAGTTGAGTAATCGTCCCTTAATCACTCAGGCAACTTGGGGTACAGAGTGGCCGCCGGGGCTCGTCACGTGAGCACCCAGCGGCCGGTAGGCAGTAGTCTTAGCGAATCGGCAAGCCTTTGCCCAGCTTGTCGAAAGCGGTATCGAATTCGTCAGTCTCCTGGGCTAGGCCCAGCTTAAGCAGGTAGTCGATTAGCTGGCTTTGGGTCTTCACATCGCCCGGCAACACCTCGGGCACGCTCACCTTGCCGCCTTTGCCGCCCTGGCCGCCAGCGCCCGCGCCGCCGCCTTGGCCCTGCTGGCCAGCGTCCAGCACATCCGTCAGCTCCTCGGTTTCGAGCAGGTACTTGGCCGTGGCCGGCTTGCCATCTTTGTCAAGCAAAACCTTACCGTCGCGCACGTAACGGATGTTCTCGTTACCCGCCGCGTCCTTCTCGACCGTGGCCAGGGCCATGATGTTGGCTGTAGCGTTGCTGATGGCCAGCTTGCGCAGCGACTCCTTCACGGTGGGGTCGAACTTCAACTCGCGCAGCCCGTCGCGGATGTCTAGGGCCACGTCCTTTTGAAACAGCTTGGTATCGCGGTCCTTGAGGTCGGCCTGGTACTGCGTTTCCTTGTCCTTGAGCTGCTGCAGCTGCGCCCGTAGCGTGGCGTCCCCGCCGCCATTTTTGATAGCGTCTTCGAGCTCCGTAATCTTGGTTTGCAGGGCCGTAGGCGCGGATTTGAGTTCGCCAACTACCCGCTTGAGGTAATTGTAGGTCTTCTCGGTGCCGCTGGCCTTGGCCATGCCACTGGTTTCGAATAAGTCTTTGTCCAGACCTGAGTAAATCTCATTGGTCTTTTCATCAATTTTGGTGCTGAGCGCCGCGTCGTACTCCTGCTGGGTGTAGGGCGTCAGCCCTAGGTGCTTGACACTGGCAATGGCCACGTCTTTGAGCGCGGGGTTTTTGGCTACTGCAGCCTGAAATTCCTCTACGGTGAAGGTGTCGTCGGTAAGTGCCATCTGAGTCCCGTTCAGTGGGTGGTAAAAAGGTGAAAATGAAAAAGCTAGTTTTGCTGGGCTGACAAGTCGGTGAGCGGATTTAGCTCAGGCTCAGCAGCTGGTTCGCTGAAGACAATGGGGTTGCTGGCGTGCACGCAGATAGGCGGGTGCGTGACGCCCAACGCTTTGACGAATACCCGTCCGGTGCTGCTAATCTGGCGTAGCTCAGTCTCTGTAAACTCGAAGCAGCCCACGGCGCAGGGACGCGAATCAGCGGGCAGTTGCTGGCCCGGTAGCGGCTGCATGAAGACAAACGCGCCAGCGTTGGCGCCGGGAAAGCTCACCAGCATGGGCGAGGCAACGTGGGCGTCGTAGAAGTCGGCCATCATGGCGAAGTGGCGCAGGCACTGCTCATAAGCGGCGGCAGTAGTGCCGGCCTCGCCATCGATTTGCAAGTACACGCGGCCACTGGCCAGTATTTGGGCTAGCTCCTCGGCATCGAAGTCTACCGCGCTCACCACGTAGGGCTGCGAGCGGAAGATGTAGAGGTCCTGCACGTAGTCTTCGGTGCCAGGAGCGGCCCGTAACACATCGTTTGCTTGGGGGAATTGAGCGAATTTCATAGTAGGTTGATAGGAGTAAGCCCTAGGGGCCGGCCACTGCTGCCAGTGGCCGGCCCGGGCGGATGGGAATGACTAGGCCTTGGCGGCCTCCAGGTCGGCCGCGCCCTCGGGGCTTTCAAAGTGGGTGATGGCCTCCTTCAGCTCGGTGAAGCTTTTGTCTTCAGGCGCAGCTTTGCCCACGAGCTCTTTGTAGCGGTCCTGGGCGTCTACCAGGCTGCGCAGCGGCTTTTTCACGGCGCCGCCGGTGGTGGACTTGGCCTTGAGCTGCGCTTCTAGGGGGGCAATCAGTTCCAGCAGTTCCTCGAAGCTCTTGTCGGTCGGGGCATCGTGGTTGGTCAGCTCGCGGTAGCGCATCTGCGCGGCCTGCAGCGAGGCAAGCGACGTTTTGGGGTCCGAAGGAGTGCCAGCGTCGATATCGCCCGTCTTGCTGGCCTGCTGCACCGACTTAGGTCGCGGGTCATGGAGAATCTCCTGCTTCTTATAGCCATTGAATGAGCCGTTGCTCTTCATGCGCTCAAACTCAGCCGGCGACAACTCCATAATCTCAGACTTCCACTCGTAGTCTTCTTCTGCGGGAAGGTGGACTTTCCGGCTCAGTTTGATGTGAATGCGGTGGGCAGCGTGCTTGGGCAGCTTGTAGCTCTTGTCTACGTTGCCGCTTACCTTCTCCTCCTGAGAAGCAGCGAAGTTGCCGTCGGCGTCAATTTGCTGCTGCTGCAGCGCCTTGAGGTCAACTTTTTGGGGTGTTAGCGAGGCTGACATACGAAAGTAAAATGGTGGTGATGAGCTGAAGCTTGAGGTAGTAGGGCTGCAGGGCAGCGAACGTGCGCACGTCGGTTTGCTCGGATTCGAAGCGCGTGATGTAGCGGGCGAAATCAGCCTTGAGCGCCAGTTTCTCGGGGGCGTAGATGTTGAGCAGGTAGCTGCCGCCCTGGTTGAGCGAGGCGGCAATCATGGTGGTAATCTGCTCAATCGAATACTCCGGATAAGGCTCCAGGTCCGAGAGGATGCGCATGCGGTCGAGCAGCGGCGGGTTGTTGCGGTACAGCGTGAAGTAGCGCATCTCCCGGTACTGGCTAAGCTCGAATACCGGGCGGCCGGCCTTGCGGGCCTCCACTTCTTCCTGGCTCAGCTGGGTGGGCGTTTTGAGGTAGAACTGCTCGCCGGAATTGACTACCGCCCGCCGGAAAAGCGGGCCGTAGCGCAGCTTGCCCTGGGTGGTGAGCGTCCAGGTGCGCGCCTTGTCGAAGTTGCGCTTTAGGCCCAGCAGCACGTCCTGCTGGTTTTCGAAGCCGGCGCGCACGTCCTGCTCGTTGCGCGGCTGGTCGGTGGTAGGCTCCCCACCGCTGCCCAGGCAGCTGGTGATGATTTCCTGCCGCTCCTCCTTCAGGCTCAGGCGGGCGTCCTTGAGCGCCTCGATGTCCACCTTCACAAACGCCAGCGGGTTGCGCGTGTCGCCCGTGTCCTTGGTCGGGGCCGGTACTTTGAGGTGGGTGCCCGGTCCTAGGTACTTGTTGGCCTGGCAGGTCGGGCAGGGCTTTTCGCGGTAGCGCGCTACGCCTGGCGCGTCGGCGCCGTTGGGGAAGTCGTAGCCGGTAATAACCTGAATGAAGCCCCCGTGGCACTTTTCGCCACCGGGGCCCTCGTAGGCGCACTCCTCTTCCACTGACCACAGCGGCGGAAACATGCCGTAGGTCTTGAAGTACTCGATGCTGGCGTACCAGTACACGTAGCGGTCGAGGTCGCCCAGTTCGTTGGTCAGGGGCCCGAAGCGCAGCAGGCCGGTGGCGGGCCCTAGGGCATCGCTCCAGAGCATGCGGGCCGGGCAGTAGCCCAGCACGTGCGCGTTTTCCAGCACCGGCTCCAGCGGCCACTCGCTGTCCTTGCTCAGCTTCTCGAAGATGCGGTAGTAGCCGTCGTCGTACACGGCCACGCGTTGCACTTCTTCATCTGTATCGGTGCGGCGCGAGGGCAGCCAAAACGCCAAGTACTCGCAGCTGGCGTCGGCCTTGATGTCCACGTCCACCACGCTGGCGATGTCGAGGGCGAAGACGTAAGGCTCGGGGCGGGGCGTGGTTTGCTCGGTGGCCATGTCCACCACCAGAATCGAGTGCAGCGCCCGGGCCATGGCTTCGAAGGCGGTGCCGGGCCAGAAGTCGGCCTCGGCCTGCGCGGTGCGAAACGTCTCGAAGTCGGTTTCGAGCTCAGCCGTGGCCAGCTCCACCGTTACCGAGCCGTCCTGCGCCTCGAACACGCGTGAGAGGCCATCCTTCACCTTGCCCGTGATTTTCACCGTGGGCAGGGGCGAGGGGATGAAGGCGCAGAACTTCTCGTACTTTTCGGTGGGCAGCACCTTCTTAGGCAGCGCCAGCAGCGTCTCCATGCCCGCCGGCTGCACGGCTGGGTTTACCTCGGCATCCACGTGCAGGCGTAGGCGCTGCTCGTAGTTGACGCACGCTGCTAAAGCCGCCCCGTTACGAGGCGACTTTAGCAGCTGCTGAATGTCGGGGTAGCTGAGCAGGGCCACGGAGGCGGGGCTTAGTCGTTGGTTTTGGGCGCCTCGGTGACGGGCTGCCAGCTGTCGTCACCTTTTGCTTGCTGGAACGCCAGCAGGCGCTTGGCGTGGGCGGGCGTGAAGTCCTGCGAATCGATATTGAGCGACTTGCACTGCAGTTTCACCATGTCGGGCGCGGCGGCTTCGGGGGCGGGTGCCAGTTGGGTTTTTGCCACGGGAATAGGCTTTAGGAAGTGGAAAAATTCAGGTGGGAGCACGGCCTAGGCGGCCAGCTTCAGGCGCGCGTTAAAGCTGGGCGTGAGCACCTGCAGATTCTTATCCCAATCACCGGGCAGCGAGAGGCCGAAGTCGTTGGTATTGTTGGCCTTGAAGCCGTCTAACTTCAGCGAAGCCATATAGAAGTTGGTGAAGGGAATGCCGCCGATGGCGCTCGACGTGGGGTCCTTCTGGTAGACGATGCGGCCGTCGTTGAGCAGGATGTAGGCCGTCATGCCGGGGTCCAGGCCGGCGGCGCTCTCCTCCTGGTAGGTGGCCAACTGGGTTCGGATGTCCGAGGGTAGGCCGATGAACTGGCCCTTGGCCTGCACCGAGTTAAAGCCAGTGAAATAGCCGAGGCCGTCGATGCTGTTGTTGGTGTTCTGCTCGGCGTACTGGGGCTCGGAGCCCGGAATCTGAAAGCCCGCAAACTCGGGCGTCTTCACGATTTTGGTGCCGTCGTCGGCCGTGAGCAGAGCCGACCACGCCGCCAGGGTTTTCATGGCCGCCTCGTTGGCGAAGGAGGGCGTGTCTTGCGCGCGCTGCAGCAGCAGGGCGCACATTTGGTAGAAGTGGACCGCGCACGCCACCTTACTGATGGAAGCGATGGCGTCGGGGCGAACACAGTTAGCCATTGGAAATGAGGGAAGGGGTGAAAAAACCGGAAAGGATGCCCGGCCGCCGTCCCGTAGCTGCCGTATTTATTGCGTAAAGTAAGCATATAAATGGCGCTTGCACCAAGGCTTAGTTCGCGCGCCTCATAAACCAGGGCTTGGCGGCCCTAGGGCGCACGTCGAAGTAGCAGCGCATCATGGCCGCGTCGCCGAAGTCGGGGCTGCGACCCAGCAGTATCTTCTGCTCCTCCTTGGTATTGATGAGCAGCTTGCCTTCGCGGTCGGGCTTATCGCGCTTAATAGCCTTCAAATCGCCCCGTAGCATGTCGGCCACGGTCACCACCTGGCCGCTTACCTTGAGCTTACTGGTGCGCGTGCCGTCGATGAGCCAATTATCAGTAGTGACTGTTACGGCCAGGCTGGCCGTGTTCACCAGCAAGGCCAAGCGGTAGTAGCACTGCGTCTTAAGGTTCTTGTAGTTCTCCTTGATGCCGGTTTCGGGGTCTTCGAAGGCGGGCGCGTCGTTCTGGAAGCCCGCGTAGCCGCCGAGCTTCACCACGCCGCCGCCCACGCCATCCTGGTCCACCACCACGTCCGAGGCAGCCACGCGCCAGGCCTTGCGCTGCACCTCAATGGCCGTAAAGATTTCGCGGTTGTCGCTGGTGCTCAGCACTACGCCCGCTACGCATTCGTAGCCTACCCAGACCAGTATCACGCAGCGGTCACGGCCGAAGCCGGCGGCGTCGCACGTGATGCAGCGCAGCGGGGTCGTGTCGGTCAGCAGGTGGTTGCTGAAGAGGTCGAACAGGCGCTGGTGCTCGAACAGGGCCAGCCCGTCCACCTTCACTTTCCAGTTGCCCTCCAGTAGCTGGGCGCGGGTTTCCACGTCCTGGGCCATGAGGTTGCCCAGGTACTCGGGGTTTACTTCCAGCAGCTTGCGGTTCTCGTAGATGCTGCCCGGAATGAAGGTGAGTGACTTGGGTCGGGTCTGGGCCAGCTCGCCCGCGAACAGGTGCGGGGCCTTGGCCACGACTTCCTCGGCCGTATCGCCCCAGACCATGTGCTCGCCGTCGCGGGTAAAGTAGCGCAGCCGGCCGGCGCGCTCGGGCAGCGGGTAGCCGTCCTCGCCAATCCACCAGGCGATGAGCTCGGCTACCCACGAGTCGGGGTCGGGGTTGCAAGAGGCCCGCACGTAGGGCCGCACGCCGCAAGTGCTTCGGTTGCGGCTGAGCATGTACCAGAACTGCTTGCTGGTGAAGTGGGTAAGTTCGTCGAAGATGAGGAGCGGAATCTGCGAGCCCTGCCAGTCGAGCACGGTGCGCTCGTACTGCAGGTGGCGGAAGGTCACGGAGGCGCCGGCGGGAAACTTCCAGTCGAGCTGCTGCTCCCGAGGGGTGGCGCCCACCAGCGGGTAGAGGGCCTTGCTGGTATCCCAGAGGCCGCCCTCGTTCATAATCATGGGGTAGGAGCGCCGAAACACCACGGCCCCGAAGTCGGGGTTGTACTGGTGGCGACTAGCCTCCATGAGCAGGGCGTAGGTCTTGCCCCCGCCGGCCCCGCCGCCGATGATGGCGATGTCGGCCGGGGTGCTCAGGGCCGCGAGTTGGAAGCCCGGCTGCGGGTAGATGCCGGGCGGCCGCTCGGTCGGCGCTTGGCGGCTGCGGGGCTTGGCGATGCGGGGGCTAGCGGGCATGCCTTACCAGTGCCGGCGGCGCGCGCTGCGGCTGTTGCTGTAGCCCACGTAGCCGGCGGGCTTCAGGGCCTGCGCAACGTGGTGCTTGATGTCGTGTTCAGGAATGAAAGCGCCATAAAGCGACTTTGCGCTGGGCGGGCAGTACTCAGGCTCACTAGCCAGCGCTGGGTCGTTAGAGCAGCCCGCAGCGAGCTTTTCAACTGTGGCAGCTTCCAGTTTCTGGGTGAGCCGCCCTAGGGCCGCGTGCATAGCAAAGGCATGGCTAGCAAGCAGCAGGATACGGGAGCGTTTAGCGTCCATTGTCGGGAACGAAGATGTTGGATTGTGGTGCGGGCAGGGCCTGCCCTAGGGTGGTGTGGTCTACCTTCTGCGGAGCATAGCGGCCGTGCAGCTGCAGAATCTTATGCACCGCGTCCTTGGCGTCGTAGAGCTCGATTTCGGTGGTGATGTCCTCAAATTCACCGTGCTCTGTCCGCGTAATGCGCCGCTTCTGCTTCACTTTCTTCAGCAAGTGCAGGTTCTCTTGCGCTTCGGCATGGGCCAGGTTGATGACCATCTTGCCATCTTCCTGCACTTTCAAAAAGCGTTTAACCGTGCCGCGCCCCCAATCGGCTAGCAAACCAATCGCTTCGCTGGCCCGCATCGCCTTCTCATCCAGTACCTTGTCGATGGCCGCCATAATGCGCTCATCCTGCAGCAAATCGTGAGCTGTTTGCTTGCTGCATTTGGCCGAATAGCCGGCCCGCTCAGCCGCTGCTGCACCGTTTTTATCCAACAGGTACTCGGTCACAAACTCTTTCTGTTTGTTAGTCAGCGGCTTTGGTTTCTTTTTGGGCGCAGCAGCGGCCATAGAAGTAAGGAAAAGTAATGCTTAATATATCGTAAAATACGCACTTTAAAGCCGGACACGACGAAAGGCCACTCAGGTTCCTTTAGGCTCGCTCTGGCTACTGCTCTGGGTGAGCCAGCCGTCGGTCGAGGTGGGCTTGACCCCGTGCTTGCGGGCCACGGCGCAGAGCTCGGCCACGCAGGCCACGGACAGGGGGCCGAAGGCGATAAATCGCTTGTGGCCCCCGTCGGCGTACTCCACCACGCCGTAGCCGGGCTCACCGGGGCGCCAGGTGGGGGCGGGGGCGGGCATTAGAGGTACGGAAGCTTGAGTGCTGCTTGGCAAAGGGCTAAGGGTAGGTCAGCTAACGTACCCTCCCAAGCGGCGGCAACTCCATCCACGCCTCCTTTGCCTCGGTCGAGAAACGTCAGCCTTACCGTGCGGCCACTGCTGTCAATGTGCACATCAATATTTTTGTCGAGTAGCAGCTGTAGTACTTCTAAGCCGGCGACCCCATCCACTGAGTAGCGTGGCAATGCCACAAAACCGCGCTTACCCGTTTTGCGGATATAGCCGGGCACATCGGGCTGAGCATGTGGCGAATAGGCAGCTAGCCGAAACAGATGTTTGGCCACAAGCAGGTCGGTGGCAGGGCCAGGCACCAACTTATCTACTTGGTCGGAGGTGAGATTGGTGGTGAGTTGCATAGCAGCAGTGGCCCGAGGGCCGATGGGAGCCCACCGGGTGGGGTGGGCTCGGGGTGGGTGGATTAGTTTAAGTCCTTCACGTCGAGTACCACCCCACGGCAATACAGCCCGCCATCATCCAAAATATCGAATGTGGCGTGGGGCAGGGAAGTAGTAATCAGCCAACTGGCCTCTGGCTGTTTGGGCGCCCATTCGGCGGCAACCTTTTGGTTGGTTTTCTGCGCGGCTAGAGCAGCCATCATTGTATCATCATCCTCTATTTCGCGGATGGTAGCGCGGTCATCGGGAACCACATCCCAGCCGCGCTTGCCCTTGAACAACACAGCAACAGCGCCATCCCACGCCCCTACTTCGTCGTAGATAGCGCCCCGAAATTCCAGCAGGTCATCGGAGGCGCCAAATACAACAACCAGCCCGGCAGCCTTTGCTTGCGCCGCTTCGGCGTTATCAATTTCTTCGCGGTAGTCACGGCCGTTTAAAAGCGCCGCCAGTGATTCTTTGGTCATAGGGTTTTGAGTTGGTGGTTGAAGGATGTGGTTTTAGTAATACCTACGCCCGCCCATTCCACGCCGCCGCCGCCTGCTCGGCCGTATCGAAGGGCCGGGTCTCGGGCTGCACGGGGCACTCGTAGGCGTTGCAGCTGATGGTGAAGCCGTGGTGCACGGCGGGCTCCAGTTGGGGCAGGCTCCCGCAGAAGAGGCAGCCGGCGACGGGGAGGTCTTCTGGTTCTGGCATTGGGGCTAGTTGTAAATGGCTTCGTATTCCACCTCTTTAGGCACTGTCCACAGCCGCTGGTAGCCTCGGCAGTGCACGGGCGCCCCGTAGGCCTGCCGGTCTTCTAGCTGCCAGGCATAGCGGCCGGGCTGCCAGTCGCCAGTAGCCAACTCGGTGGGTGTCTGCTCGGCGATATAAGCCGGCGTCATCTCGTGCACCTCGCGCAGCTCGACCGTGCCTAGCAGGGCGCCGTAGGGCAGCGTGTCGTAGGTGAGGCCGTGGGCAGCTAAGGCCTCGGCAATGAGCGGGTGCTGGGCAGCGGCGCGCGCGTAGGCCTGCTGCCCAGCCGCCGCGTGGATAGCCAGCAGGCCGCGGTGCTTGGTGGACCACGAGCGGGTTTCGTGCCACTTGATGTCGTAGCCCAGCATGACGAGCGTGGCGTAGGGCTGGTGCAGGGTAATTGCTTTCATTAGTTGGGGCGGCCCTAGGCCTTGGTAAGTGATAATTGCCCGACGGGCACAGTGTGGAGTTTGAAGCCCAGCCGCTGCAGCTTGTGCAGGCTGTACCACTTCTCGCTGGCCAGCCGGCCGTTGCGGGCGTAGAGCTGGCAGTGGTTGACCACGTTCATGTTGCTGTTTCTCTTAGTCGGCGGGCCGAGGCGGTAGATGCGGCCGGTTTTGGTACTGCGGACGAGGGCGGCTGAGGTCAGGTCCACGGCGCGCAGGTTCTGACGTTCTCTGGGCATGGTTGGGATTACTTTTGGGTATGCTGATTTATCTGACTTCCGAAGTGTTGCTGGCGGGCTGGGGGGACTTCTGGCTGTTTCTACTTGGTATGCTGGGCCTTTTTGGGCTGGCTATGTGGCAAAAGGTGAAGCGAGTGAAGGCCGACGAGCAGGCGCGCATTCGGGCATACAGAAAGCGTAAGGACTAGGCCGCTTGTAGTGGAGTAGCAGGTTTGCCCGTGCAGGGCGGACGCAGCTCGGTCTGCTGCCGGCCGCCGGGTGCCACGTAGAGCACCGTGTAGTCGCGGCGCTGGGCCTTCTTGCAGCCGCACTTGAGGCAGTGCACCGGCGGGCCGCCGCGGGTGGCCGGGCCGCTCCAGCGGTGGATGGTGCCGGCGGGGGCGGGCCGGCGGGGCTTGGCCAGGTTCAGGTGCACCACGCCCACGCCGGGGAAGAATTCAAAGCTCATCGGATGCGGGGCCTAGGGCCGTTGGGGTGGAAGAATCGCCGCGGCGTAGGGCGCGCAGCAGGAAGCCTCGGTACTTCTCGGCATCGGCCAGCGCTGCGGCGACGGCGGCTTCGGCCTGGGCCAGCGGCACGAAGGGGATGCCGCCGGTGGGCCAGGGGTCCGGTTCGGGTTGCCAGGCGGCTTCAAGGTATTCCGCGGGGCTTTTCACAGCGCCACCTCCTTTCGTTGGGGCAGCTCGTCCCAGGTGCGGCCGTCGAGCAGGCGGCCGGCGGCGTGCTTGCCCACGCGCCGCATTGCGTAGCCGTCTGGAAACACGAAGAACTTAGTGGGCTCCCCGGTGGGCTCGGTGGCCAGCGTCATGCAGAAGTGCTCGTATTCGCCCCACTGCTTGAAAAAGAAGGCCACACCCGCCTTCTGGCATTGGTCACGCAGGCTCTCTACCCACAGCGGATGCACGGCCCGGGCGCCGGGACCCGACTCGCCGCCGACAATCACCCAGTCGATGCGGAAGATGTTGGCCCAGCGCGTGAGGTCCACCGCCTCCAGCAGCGGCTCGCAGCTCAGGAAACGTACGGTAGCAGGTACGCCGGCCAAGGCCACGATGCGCGTGTCGGCTTGCTCCTGGTTCTCGACCGACGTGCCCAGCCAGACGTTGGCAGGCGGGGTGCCTTGCAGCCAGGTCATCAGCCAGCGCGCTAGGTCGCGGTCGGCGGCGGGCCACTCGTCGAGGGGTTGACCGTTGAGGCCATTCACCAGCGCCAGGCTCGTAATCAGGCCCTGCAGGATGGGGCGGATGTACTCGGGGCGCTTGGTGAGCAGTAGCCAGTCGAGGTGCGGCGTGGCCAGGATGAGGCGTAGCAGGCGCAGGCGCTCGGTTTGCAGGTTAACGAAGCGCACCGTGCGGGTGCGGCCGTTACCACAGGGTACCTCGGCCGTCTGGCCCGCGTAGGCAGCGCTCAGGTGGCTTTGCGGCTCGAACACGTCGGCCATCGAGGCGCAGAACACGCGGGCCCGCACGCCGACGGCCTGGGCCTGCTGATTCCATTTGAGCGGCTTCTTCCAGTTCTCCTCGCTCTTACCCAGCCGCGGGGCGTTTACGCCCCAGCACGTGCCCTGCTGGCTTTTCAGGCTGCTGTGGTGCAGCTGGTGCTGCGTGTTGGCGTAGCAGTTCTTGCAGCCGGGGCTCACCTTGGCACAGCCCTCCCAACAATTAAAAGTATGCGTAGCCCACTCAATCTTAGTATTTTCCATTTGGTTTGCAAGGTTTGAATGTGTATCTTAAGGGTATGAACCACACCGAAGAATCACGCGCCAAGATGAGCGCAGCCTGGGTAAAGCGGAAGGAAACTTTTGTCCCCCCGATGAAGGGTAAAAAGATGAGCGACGAGGCCCGCGCCAAGATGAGCGCAGCCGCTAAGGCCCGGCCTAGCAACCGCTTGGGCAAGAAGCATTCGGAGGAAACCCGCGCCCGAATTGCCGAGGTGACGAAGGAGCGCACCGCCCGCGGCGAGAATCACTACGCCTACATTGACGGTCGCAAGGCACGCAATCAGGATGTGCGCCGTTCCACTGAATACACAGCTTGGCGAGTGGCGGTATTCACCCGCGATAACTTCACTTGCCAGGACTGCGGCGATAAGCGCGGCGGCAATCTGCAGGCCCATCACCTCAAGCCGTTTGCCGATTTTCCGGAGCTGCAGCTTGACGTTGATAATGGCTTGACGCTGTGCGAGGATTGCCACGAAAAACGCCATCTCAAGCAGGAGCTTGTAGCTAAATGCCGCCGCAAGAAGCACGCACCACCGCAGGCCTAGGGTGTGCGTAGTCCATTCAATTTTAGAGTTTTCCACAACGAAGAAGTTGATAAGTGATTAATTAGCCGCGGCGGTCGGGCGCGGTCTTGGGGAAGTCGATGATGTTGAAGAGGCCGCGGGCCCGAGAGCGCCAGCGCGTGCCGTAGATGGTTTCCAGGCCGGGCCGCTTATCTTCTTTGGCGGCCTCCTTCGGGTAGTCGTCGAAGGGCACGTTGGTGGTGGCGTGGGTAGCCCAGCGCTCCAGCGAGCCGGCCACTACCTGGTCGTCGCGCGAGCTCAGGATGTGCTCCACCACGTTGAGCTGCTGGCCGTAGTGCTTGGCCTTCCAGTTCTCGGTGCCGATGTCGTCGAGCGCCAGCCCGGCGTGGGTGCGGTAGTTGAAGTGGGCGGCGTCGCTTTGGGCCAGCTGGATGCGCTGGCAGTAGTAGCGCAGCGCTTCCTCGCCGCCGGCCGAGTTGCCCGGCTCGCCTTGCCGGGTGTAGACCCCCACCAGGTCCCGGCAGGGCTCCACCAGGTAGGGCAGGCGCGGGTTGTGGGAGAAGATGGTGAGCAGCGTCGTTTTGCCGCAGCCCACGCCGCCGCGCAGCAGCAGGCCTTTCTGCAGCGAGTAGGCCCGCCCACCGTGGCCGTGCTCCTCGAAGCGCGGGTCTTCGGCGAAGTAGAGGCAGAGCAACTCCAGGATGGGGGCGTTGAACTCATCCACCACGAACGGGCAGCCGAGGCGGCGCTGGGCTTCCTTGTCGAACCACTGGCGAATCTGCTCGGCCGTGAAGGCCTGCGGCTGCTTGGGCCGGTTGATATCCCAGCGGTACCACTGCTGGTAGGCCAGGTTGTACTTGAGGTAGCTCAGGTGCTCCAACCAGGCGCGTACCTCACTTTCGTTCAAGGGCAGGCGCTCGGTGGCTTGCTTGCGAAAGTCTTCGGGCCTGGGCAGCTCGAACTTAGGCTGCGTCTTGGGCGAAATCGTGCTGGGCGGGGATGTTGTGCCGCTCGGTGGGGTCGGCAGCAAGGAGGCCAGGGCGGTTGGTTCGGCGGTTGAGTTCATGCGTGGGCTTGTTGAGCGACTTCCAGCCGCAGCTGATGGAGGTGGAAATGATGTGCAGGGCGAGCTCGTGGTCGGTGCCGGCGAGCTGGCGCAGGCGCAGCAGGTCTTCGTCTTCGCGGGTCGGCCCGCCGTGGCCCTTGTCGATTTCGGCCAGGTACTTGCCCCACTTGGCCCAGGCGCTGTGGAAAGCCGGCGTGCCGAAGGGCGGGTGTACCTGCTCGGGCCAGGGGCCGTCGTAATCGCGCCAGGTCTCGAAGCGGCGCGGCGCTGGGGGAGCGGGGGGCGCCGCGCAACCGGGGGGTGAGGGGGCGGGCGTCTGGGCCGGTAGCGAATCGGTAGCCGCGTTTTCAGCCCCCTCCATTTTTTTTTCGGGCTCGCCCTCGCCCGAAGAGCGAGAGCTTTCCATTTCCTTTTCCGTTTCCTTTTGGGATACGCTAGTATCCTTTCCTTTTCCTTTTGTGTACTTTTCCGCCGGAAAACCCTCGGAAAACTCGGGTTTTCCTTCTGTTTTCCGGCGCCTATCCTTGGCGCGCAAGTCGGCTACCTCCTTGATTCTCTTGTGAATGCCGTTAGAGGTGAGTACTTGGCGCTCGGCAAAGGCCGCCGAGTCGAACAAGGCTATTTCGAGCATCGTCTCGACGGTTTTCCGGAAGTTTTCCGCCGGAATACCCCACTGTTTAGGCAGGGTTTTCCAGCGGAAAACCACCGACATATCCAGCTCGCCGGCCTCGGTCTGGTAGATGTGCTGCAGCAGCTTGAGGTAGATGGCGAAGCCTTCGAGGCCGTGCTCGGCTTCGAGCATCTCGATTTTATCATCCATCTGGCAGTCCAGCGGGAAGTAGGTAAGGCCGGTTTTTTTCGGGCGGGCCATAATCAGAGCGGGAAAAGGCGGGTGGGCGCGACCGGCCGGCCCCACTTCCACAAGCAGGCCCAGCGGTGCTGGTAGTGACGGGAGAGGCGGGGCAGGCCCGCGCCCCGGCGGCGGGTGGGCTTATTCATAGCCTATAGGTTGAGAAAAGTCCAGTAGGGGTAGCACGGAGCCGTCGGCGTAGTGAATGGGCAGCAGCGTGTCGCCCGTGGGCTCGTCGCCCGTCCAGCGCTGGGGCCAAGTGCCGGCGGCAATCAGCTCGCGAATACGGGCCTCTTCCTCGGCGTTGAGAATGTCCACCTGGGGCCGCCCTAGGGCCAGGGCCGCCGCGTTCACCTCAGCCTGAATGACCAGAACGCGCCCTAGGGCCTCAGTGCGGGCTTCGAGCGTGAGCGGGCCCATGCGCTGCTGGTTCTTGCTCAGCGTGCCGTCGCCGCGGCGCTCGCCGCCAGGCTGGCGCAGGCGGTTGGCCGGCTCACGCAGCCAGCGGTAAATCGGCTTGAGACCTTGCAGCGGGGCCAGGTAGGCCCACTGCGGCCGGCTCACCAGGTTGTCGAGCGCCGTATCGCGGCTAGCTAGCGGGCAGCCGGTGCAGCCGGTGCGCGCGTTCACTTCCTCGGCCTCGTCGCCCCCATAGGCCTCAGCCAGCAGCTTGGTGCTCCAGTCGCCAAACTCGGGCCTAGGGGCCCAGCTACGCAGCCACTCCCAGACGTGGCACACGCGCCAGTGCAGCAAGGGGGCCAGCGTATCGGTGAGGGCGGTGGGCAACGTTTGCTGGTACCAGCCCTGGCCGCACTCGGCCCCGTCCTTACCGCAGCTCATCACAATGCGCTGGTCACGCATGGCGCTTTCGCCCTGGCGCACGCCGGTAATGGTGAGCACCTTCTCGCCCAGGCCCCCGACCAGCTCGCGCAGAGCGGCTGTCATGGGGTCGATTTTAATCTGGCGCGTGCACCAGCGCAGCGTGTTGTTGTTGGGCGGGGGCACGCCGCGGCCCAGGATGTAGACTAAAAAACGCTTATCCAGCGGGGCCATGACGGTGCGCACGTCAATGCCGCGCGCCCGCAGGTCGTCGATGATGTCGCTGGCCGCCGCCATCAGGGGCACCAGCTCCATGCGCGTATCAGCAAAGAGCACGGTGAGCGTTTGCGGGCGCTGCACCTTGCCCGACTCGATGAGGTACACGAGCAGCGTGAGCGTGGCCGTGCTGTCCTTGCCGCCGCTCCAAGCCACGGCCCAATGCTTATGGGTAGGACCGTAGGCGTTCAGGCTTTGGGCCGTCAACTCAATGCTATCGGTCATCTGCAGCCGGCGCGTACCCTCAAAAAGATTGAATTGCTCGGTTTTCATGTTTCCAAAAGGAGAAATGTGGGTTTGGCAGGCAGCGAGCTCACCGAAGGCCACGCGGCCCAGCCCCTAGGGTGGCCCAGCCGCCAAGAGCAGCCGGGCCGATGGGTCGCCGTTACCGCAACCACGGGCGCGGGTTACCTGGGCGTTGCTGGCTGGCTTCCAAACCCTAGCGACCAGGTAAGTCGTGAGGTCCAGCCAGGTGCCCAGGCCGTACCTAGGACACGTAGATGACCGAGCAGCCGAAGCCGGTGAAGTACTCGACTTCCTGCTTGATGTACTCTTCCTTCTTGTCCAGCAGCAGGTCGAGCAGCTGCGGCGAGTCGAGGTAGAGCTTCACGCCTGCCGAGCTTTCGGCATCCACACCGAACTCGACTTCGAACGTCTCCTTGGGGTAGCCCTTGTAGATGGGCAGGTGTAGCTTGAAGGGCGCCGGGGCGCTGCCTTCGACCTTCACCGTGACGGCCCGGCGGGCGTTGCCATCCTGGTTGCTGGCTTCCTCGAAAAGCTTGTTTACCCCGATGCTCCAGTTACGTAAGCTGGTGATGAGGGCCACCTGCTGCTCCTGGCTGGCGAAGTAGGGCCGCATGCGCTTGACCAGCTCAATCAGCTGGGCCACGCCCCAGCGGTGGCCGGTGTTGAGCTTGAACTGCTCGATGGCGTCGCTGGGCGTGAGCGAGCCCGTAATGACGTCCGCCGACTCGTGGCTCTTCTCGGTGCCCACGAAGCGCACCTTGTTGTTCTCGGCGTCCACTTCGAAGGTGCACTGCAAGGGGTCGTAATTGTCTTCCTTGGGCGTCAGAAACAGGCGCGGCGTGTCCAGGCGGCCGGCGTAGCCGAGGCGGGCGGGGTGCTGCAGGGGCCTTTGGGCTTCGCCCGTGAGCAAGGTGTAGGTGCCGGGCGCTTCGGGCTTGAGCACAACGCCGGGGGTGTCGGTGGTTTTCATTGGAAATGAGTTAGTTAAAAAGTCGTTTGGCGGAATACAATTCGAGCACGAAGTGGGCGCGCTCACCCGGTTTGCCGATTTCCAGGCGCAGGCCGTTCCAGATGGCTAGGCAGGCCAGCAGGCCGAAAACCAGGCGGCAGAGCCAGATGAGGGCTACCAGCAGGTAGGCGAGCACGAGCACGGCCTAGGCGCTGGCGCGCATGTTGATGTGGCGCTGCGAATCTTCGGGGCCGGCGCTGCGGCGGCTGAGCCAAGTGCCGCTCTCGTTGTATTTGTCCACCCAGCGGTTGTCCTCGCTCAGGATGCTGTAGACCTTGCCGTACTCCTTCACCGCCTGGTGGGTGATGTCGTCGAGTAGGCCTTTGTTCTCCTTATTTAGGCGGGTGGCCTTGCCGTTGATTTCGGCCGTGACGGCCTTCTTTTCCTCGGCCAGCAGGTTCAGCGTAACCGAATTATCCACCAGCGTATTCTTGCGGGTCGTCAGCTCCTCCTCGCCCAGCGGGCGCATGTAGGGCTCTTCCTCGATAGTATGGGCCAGGGCTTCGAGGTTGTCGGCGCGCTCCTTGGGGGAGAGGCCCTGGAACAGGTCGGCCTGCCCATCGGGCGGGGCGGCGGTAAGCAGCACGGCTTCTTTCATAAAAAGAGGGGGAATTGTGGCCCTAGGGCCGGGTGAAGAATTAGGCCGCAATGGCCGTGAAGAGGTTGGGCAGGTGCCGGCGCAGCTGGAGCCGGTTGGCGCGCAGGCGCTCGGTTTCTTGCAGCAGGTCCTTGAGCGCCGCGGCCAGCTTCTCGGGGCACTCGCTTTTCAGGGCCCGCCACGCGGCCGAGGCGTAGATGGGGCGGGCGTTCAGGCCGGGGTAGTGCAGCAGCACCCGCAGCTGCTCGGCCGCGGGCAGCTTGCGGAAGTCGGCCGAGGCCCAGGCGCACATGGCCAGGCGCTGGGCGTCGCTGTAGCGCGGGGTCAGCAGGTGCGGTAGAGATGCTTCGGCAGGCTCCTGGGCCGGCCACTCGGCCTGGGGGCTGAGCACCGAGCGCTGGGCGCGAAACGGGCTGGGGGTGGTGAGAAAGTTGCGCGTGGCCATTAGCTTTGCAAGCAGAAAGCAGGGTTGAGTAATCAGCCTACAAGCCAGGCCATGGGGGTGCGACCCTAGGGCCTGGCTTTCTTGTTCACTGGCGAACCAGCAGCTGGCCGCCGGCCGTGAAGCGCCCCGAGCAGGGCTTGGGCTGGCCCAGGTAGTGCTGGCAGAGCTCGCCCTCGGCGTTGAGCACCAGCTCCTCGGAGTAGTCCAGGCAGGCGGCCACGTCCACGGCCGGCACGGCGAAGGGCAGGTGCCGCACGGGCTGCTCGTGCTCGTCTACTTCAGTCGCCGTAGCCAGCGCGTGCAGCAGCCAGCCGCCTACCAGCAGGCCCACCAGCACCAGCCCGAGGGCAACGAGCCGGTAGGTGCCCAGCCAGGCGGGTAACGCATCGGCGAGAAGCAGCGGGCTCATAGCTGGCAGCAGTTACCGGTGAAGGCATCGGCCGCGCGCTGCAGCCGCTCTTCCAGCACGCGGGCGAAGTCGGCCGCGCAGGCCTCGGGGCGGCTGGCCAGCACGTAGGTGTGGAAGTCGGCCGCCCCGAGGCAACCGTAGGCCTGGTAGCGCGGGGCGGGCCCCAGGCCTACTTCCAGCGTAAGCGACAGCCGCTCGTGGCCGGCCTGCTGGGCCAGCGGCAGCAGTCGAGCGTGCAGGGCCACTAGGTCCAGCTGCTCGGGGCTGGGCGGGGTCACGAGCGCCACCACTTTATAGGGCGCCGGCTCGTCGTGGGTGTGAGAAAGGCACATAGAAATCAGAAAAAGCGGGTGGGAGGGACGGTTAAGCGACTTTGCGCAGGGCCGGGCGCGTGAGCACCAGGGCTAGCTCTTCGGGGTGCTGGGCGAGGTTGCGCGCCTGCCAGGCCTGGATTTCCGAGAGCGGGATGCGCCAGCCGTGGGCCGTGCCGGTGGTGTCCACGTAGCGCAGCCGGCGGGTGTGGCTGGGGGCCAGGCGCAGGTAGGCGCGCACGGTGGCCGGGTCCAGGCTCAGCAGCTCGGCCACTTGCGGCACGGTGTACTGCGGGTCGGGCTGGGGCAGGGCGGCCGCCGCTTGCTGGGCGGCGCGCTCGGCGGCGTCGCGCACCAGCTGGGCCACGTCCAGGTTGTCGGGTAGCTGAAGGGAGAGCAGCATGAGAAAGAGGATTAGGCTTGTTCGAGCACCCGCACCGGGTTGCCGGCCAGCAGCAGCGGCTCGGCGTAGTCGCGCTCCTGGCTGTAGTCGATGTCGAGCAGGCACCCGGTGGCGACGATGCTGGCCAGGATCGTGCGCAGGCAGGCGCCGGGGCGCCAGGCCCGGCGCACGGCCCGTAGCAGCTGCTCCAGCTCCTGCGGGTTGACGGGCTCGGGGGCGGGGGGAGGCGTGGTATCGACCTGCAT